GAAATAATCAAGAGTTCCTTCCGGGAGAAGGAGACGATAACCGTTTGTTTCCATTATATTTTATTTTTATTCTTGTAGGCAAAGATAATATTTATTGAATTAACCCCTCAAGTTTTTACGTTGATCCTTAAATTCTTTCTATTCAGACCAGCAAAATTTATATTTAGCCAGCGAATTACTCAGGTTTTATGTGGAGTTATCAAATACGGTTGACGTTGTGGTTTACGCGAAGAGTTAATCATAGTGTCAAATAGTTCTAATTTGTTTTACTAAGCGACACTTTCAAAAAAACAAAAAAGCATCGACAATCATCAGATTATCAATGCTTTCTACCAGTCGGGGTGACTGGATTCTATTATTATAGGTTCAGCGATGTATCTATTTGATTATCAATTACTATTTTGCTTTATATATTGTATATTTAAGGGCATTTTGTCCCGTATTTGTCCCGTTTCTGGTGATTTAAAAACCTGATAATAACTGATTAATAGTTGCTATCAGGCTTTAATTTCTTTTAATTTGGCTTCAAGCTCATTGATCTGATTCTGTAGAGCTTGGTTTTTCTCTCTCTCTTCATTCAACATCTTTATAAGCAAAGACACATCTTGAGTTGAAGATTCATTTTTCATTTCACCATCTCCTGTTATTAGCCATACAAGATTAATAGAAGGATAATTGCGAGATATGTAACGCAATAAGTCCGCGGCTATGTATTCTTTCATCTGTCGTATATATTCGCGGCTCATTCCGCTCTCTTCTGATAATTTGTTAGGGGAAATGCCTAATTCTGAGCATATTTTGAGCATTCTTTCCTTTAATTCGGTATTTACTTTTTTTGTTCTCATTACGTTATAATATGTTAATGCGATATATTTACCGCAATAAAACTTTGAAATGCGATAAATATCACGCATATTTGCGTTACGAAAGTTTTCTGACGTGACGAAAATAACAAAAAAAGATTCAGTTGCGTCTATTATTAACTAAAATCTTAAAAAAATGGTATTTACTGACATCAAATCCCAACCGAATGAGAGAGCTCGTCTGGTGAAGCTGCTCATGGAAAAAACACAGACTTCTGAATCTGTGGTGTATAGGTGGCTGTCTGGACAGATTACACCGCCACCGATAAAGCAAAAAATTATTGCAGAAGTATTAAACCGACCCATTGAAGAATTATTTCCTAAGCCATGATTGATCTTGCAAATATCGAATTCTATAGCACTCCAGATGGTGATGTTATGGTGAAGCCACTGGATGGTTCTGTCAAGGTGCTGAAGCAAAACGACAGTGAGCTGATTGCTGCTATACTTCAGCTAATTAATGACAGATATCCAAAGGCTTATTCAGCCTTATGTAAATTCTACTCTCGATCTTCAATGAATAATCCATATTACACCTATATGATTGTACATCGATTTTGCAGGTGTAATTTCGGATCATTAGATACACTCCAATTAGACATTGATCAGAAGGGGAATTTTCATCTTGAGCAAGTTGCTTGTCCTCTACGGAATACCGCTGATTGTAAATTATGTGGTGTCGTTTGTTCGCCGGAACTTGATACACGATTACGTCGACAAGAACTTAATATACTTGAGCTCATAGCTTCAGGCTATACAAATCAACAAATTGCTGACCTGTTTCATATCTCTATTTTTACGGTTATTCGCCATCGAAACAATATGAGAGCACGATTAGGTCTGAATAATACGGCTGCATTAGTTGCATATTATAATTCAATTAAATCTATTTAAAAATCCTACTATGACTAATGATAATGACTCCTTAAAAATAAAAGCTGATTTAGATAAAAATCCTGCTGGTACGGAAGCTAAAATTGCTCACCACCGACACATTGAACGGCATGGCCGATATGTTGCTATTCCTGGTGATAAAAGCCATACTCGAATATTTGTACGGGACGGTGAAAATCCTGAAAAAAGGATTTCTGCATATCTCGAAAAAATAAATAACAGAACAAAGATGTGGAATTAAATAAGAACATAAAGAAAAAAGTAAAGCATATGAAAAAACAAGATTTTATAAAAAAATTCCCGGATGTTAAAGTTCAGCAATTTGAAACATATAAAATTCTGAGTAAAAGAGATATAATGAAAATTGTAGAAGAAGCGATGTCGTCCTTGAACATGGGATTGATTGCCTATGAATCTTCTGGTAAGAAAATCAAATGCTATACTAGCGACAAAATGAAAGCTGCATTGGATAAACTGGTAAAAGGGGCAAAGGTTATAGATCCAAACACTCATGAAGAGGGTATAATAACCTCAGATAAACCATTCCTGATGTGTGGTGAGTTTTGTGTAGATGTTAATTTTCCAAGTAGTTCAGGAGCTTATAGCTGCGAATATCTTATCAATTAACGTTATGGAAAAAGTATCTTTTTTTTGTTTGAATAGAATTGCTAATCCGTTAAAGAAAAAAATTGAAACGAAATTTTCTGAAGAGATATTACGATTTGTAAGCATTGAAGATGTACCAAAGTATGATGGTATGGTAACGTTTACTGTAGAATATGCACTCCCTGAAGCTCTTATTTGGCTGGGAGAAGAAAAAATGTTTATTGATATAACAGAATAGATGAAAAGATATAGAATAAACGAGTCGTTTCGCTTCCATGAGGACTTTCATCGATTTTTCCCAGATATAAGTATGGAAGACATTAGAGATAGCCTTCTTACTGTCATAAATGGACATATAACTATTGATATAACTCAATTTGGACGACAGATAGAAAAGCTTTATCCTGAAGAGTGGAATAGAATGTCTATTACAGAAATAGTAATTAAACATTACGGTAAGGAAGCTGATGATTTTTTAAATGTGATAATATGATATACGGATATTTGAGAGTTTCGTCAGATGAACAAGATGTAAACTCGCAGCGGCAAGGTGTAGAACAGTTTGCTACTGATCATGGTTGGCGCATAGATAATTACATTACTGATGAAGGTGTAAGTGGTGGTAAAGATCCAGATAAACGTAACCTAGGCCCGCTGCTGAAACAGATCAAAAAAGGTGATGTGATAATATGTAGTGAAATAAGCCGTCTTGGACGTGACCTATACATGGTTATGGATATTCTTCATTTCTGTATGGAACAGGGATGTATCATCTATACTGTTAAGGATAAATTTGTTCTCGGTGACGATATTCAAAGCAAGGTGCTTGCTTTTGCGTTTGGCCTTTCTGCTGAAATCGAACGTCAGATGATACGACAACGAACGAAAGAAGGTTTAAGACTCCGGATGAAAATGGGTGTCCTTTGCGGCCGACCTATGGGATGTCTTTCTGAAAGTGTAAAACTGGATGCTGTAAAAGAGAAGGTAATTGAACAGTTCAGATGGGGTGTACCCATACGAAGGATAGCTGTAAATTTTGACGTTGACAGAAACACAATAGCTCGAACGCTTGGCCGGTGGGGAGTAGTCGAAACTAAAGAATGGATTAAAGGTGAACGCGAATATAGACGTGAGCAGAATAGACGTTATAAAGACGAGAACTACAAAGTTGTTAATATTGATCGTAATAAGTGTCGCGATTTAATATTTTCTGATCTTACTATACCTGAAATAGCTGAACACTTTCCAGAATATTCCTATGAGCAGATTTATGATACAATTCTGTGTGATATCGAATTTAATCCTCTATACAGGATACATGGTCAACTCAAACTTAAAAATAAAAAAAGGAGATAAAGACATATGAAAATAAGACAAGCAAATAAAATAGTCAAGAGAATTTTTAAGGTAACTGTATTAGGCCCAGTTTCACCATTCTCTCCTAATTGGTTCAAAGTTAATTATCAAAAAAAAGATTGTAAATGTTATTCTAAAAACCAGAGGCATGCTGCTATTCGTAAAGTTTGCCGATATGCGTCATCAAGTGATGCTGCGAGAAGACTGATAGACCTTGATAATAATTTGAAAAATGGAGGATTAATCTATGCCATGTAACTGTTTTGAAAACGCTCAGAAAAAAGTAAGAGAAATCACTGGTGATCCACATGCAATAATTCGCAGTGTGTTTACTGATATTAATGGTAAGTTATATCGACTTCCCTCAATAGAGGTTTTATATCATAAGAAAAAAAAGGATGGTTCTTTTTATAGAAATCAAAGCGAAATAGACTTGACATACCAATATTGCCCTTTTTGCGGGAAAAAAATTATAGAAGACGACTTGCCATCTAAAGAATGATAACCATGACAGATCCTACTAAAAATACAAATCCGGAAGTATCGGCCGAAATAGCCGGTATCGGTTATCTCTCTCCAAGAGGAGAGGAATTGAAGGAAGTGGCGCGGATGGAACTAGGTTTTGTCCGGGAACATATTCAAGGCTACACAGAGAATGAACGAATCTTTATTCTTGATGTCCTATCTAGGGACATATTAGGACATTTATTAGACAATGATATATAAAGACATTCCTACTGAATACGACCGTATTTCAGAATTAAACCGAATATTGCGTGCTAAACGCAGATTCTTCATAAAAAAGAAAAGATATGACAAAAAAAAGAGATAATATAAAACTTGATCAGTTACACCTGATTAAACGCAGACGGATGCAGAAGTATCATGCTAGAAAAATAATTCGGGCATTTGCTCCATATGCAGCTGAAGCTGGTTTATGGCTAAAAATTACCCGCTTATTTCTATGCAATGGTTTGCATGGTCGTGTCAGACTGGAGTTCTATTCAAAGAAATAGTCCTTTTGCAGGTAATTTCTAATTTTTTTCTTTGCAAAAAATAAACAGAATATGAGCCAATTTTTCACAAAAGACAATACAGACAGAATAAAAAAGGCTGCTGAGGGACATGTCCTGGAGGTCATAAGGGACTTCCAGGATATGGAAGAACAAAAAGGATATGACTATCGCGGTAAATGCCCTGTTTGCGGCAAACAAACCTTTAATTATAATTCAAAGAAAGAACTGTACGGTTGCTTCAATAAATGCAACGTGAGTGGTCATGATGCTATAACATACCTGATGAAGGTTCAGAATATGGCATTTAACGAGGCTCTTTCTTATTTGGCTGACCGTTTTCACGTTACGCTTCTGGATAATCCAGTTCCGGAGAAAAAAAAGGCTCAGGCTTTAAAAAAGAACTCGAAAGCATTAAAAGGAGTTGATTCTTCTTCTTATTGTGTTGCAATGCTTCAAGGATCAGGCCTGACATTTGAGGATGTTGCTGCACATATCTATGATTCTTCCACTAACCATACTGTTACTTTGACTCACACCTTCAGCAAGGGTACAGTCAATTCCAAAGGTGATATCGACACAAATGGTGATGATGTCATTATCAAGTATTATGATCTGGAAGGACTGCCAGTGAAATATGAACAGAAAGATGCCAAGGGCAAACCTACCGGTAAAATGCGTGAATATTTCCGCGTTCGTTGGCAATATCCGGAAGAGCATTTGGATAAAGAAGGCAAACCTTTCAAGTACCGTTCACCCTATGGTGGTGGTACTCCGATATACATTCCGGACAAAATCCGTCAACTTTATAAAAAAGGGGAACATTTGAAACGGCTCTTCATCCAGGAAGGAGAAAAGAAGGCCGAAAAAGCATGCAAGCACGGTATGTATTCCTTGGCTATTTCCGGAATCCAGAATATTGCTTGTGGAGGAAGACTTCCTGAAGACCTGATTCGGATCATCGAGAAATGTCATGTCGAGGAGGTCATTTTCATAATGGATTCGGATTGGAACGACCTCTCAACAAATATACGTATCAACGACCAGGTCGAAAAGCGTCCACGTAACTTCTATTATGCAGCTCGTAACTTTCGGGACTATATGGGTTCGCTCCGGAACAGGGAACTGTATGTGGAGATTTATGTAGGCCATGTTCAGAAAAACGAGCAGAATGAAAAGGGAATTGATGATCTGCTGGCTGGTTCCCTTCAGGGTAAGGAACAGGAACTGATGGCCGACTTTGACAAACTGATCAATGAAAAGAACCTGACGGGTAAATATCTTCAGTTGTTTCGCATATCTGCTTATACAGATCATAAGCTGTCTACCCTCTGGGGACTGGATTCAGTTAAGCATTTTGCCGAAATGCACAAGGATGTGCTTTCACGCCTTCCGGAGTTCCGATATGGCTCACACCGGTGGCGTATTAACGAGTCCGGTCAGCTTGAGTCTGCTCAGGCGATTGAATCTGACGAAATGTTTTGGGAGGCTGTTGAAAAATCACGCCGGAGCGGAGATACTTACACAGAGTATGAATTTCGTTATGTACCCAGTCGTAGGTTTCTTCAGAACCGTGGCTTTGGCAGGTTCCGGAGGCTGGATGGCTCTTTTCAGTTCATCCGGCTGGAGCAGCCGTTTGTCCGGGTAATTGAAGCTTCTGAAGCTCGAGATTTCCTTTTCGAATTTGCAGAAAATAATTGTAATGAAGCGGTGAATGAAATGCTGTCAAAGGGTGTTACACAGTATGTCGGTCCAGATAAATTATCCCTGCTGCACTTTATTTATCCGGATTTCCTTCATCCGGTTGGTACTGAACAGTTTTTCTATTTTCAAAAGAACTGCTGGCGAGTTACTGAGCATGAAGTTAAAGAATTGGGACATGAATCGATAAGTCATCATGTCTGGGCAGAACAGCGGCGAGATTTCCCGGCGAAATATCTTGGCAGACCGTTAATTACTTTTTCTGGGAACGGTGATACGCTGGACTATTCCATATCTCAAGATGGCAAGAACTGCCATTTTCTTCAATTTCTGATCAATACCAGTAACTTCACATGGCGTAAGAGAGAAGTGGAAATAGAACCGGAGGAGTTTCTCGAAAATCGTAAGCATTTGCTGTCTAAATTATGCGCAATAGGATATATGGCTATGGAGTATAAGGATGTTTCGGTGAATAGAGCTGTTATCGGCATGGACGGAAAGCAGTCTGAAGTAGGTGAATCAAATGGACGATCTGGTAAGTCACTTATTGGAGTCCTGATGAAACATATACTTCCTTCAGCTTACGTTAACGGGAAACGAAAAGATTTGCTGGAGGATCAGTTCGTATGGAATGATGTTGTGGAGAATACGAAGTTAGTATTCATTGATGATGTATTGATGAATTTCAATTTTGAACGCTTATTCCCGAATCTGACCGGTGACTGGACGGTGAACTATAAGGGTGGCCGTCGTATAACCTTCCCTTATGAAACTTCTCCAAAGATATATATTGCGACAAACCATGCTATTCGCGGTGAAGGAGCTTCATTTACCGACCGTCAATGGTTGTTGGGCTTTAGTGATTTTTACAATGACGCGCATAAGCCGATAGATGACTTTGGATGTAACTTCTTTACTGAATGGGACTTCGAACAATGGAACTTATGTTGGAACCTCGTGGCGAATTGTGTGCAATTATACCTTCAATACGGAGTCGTACAAGCACCTCAAGAGCGTTTGATTGAGCGCAGGCTTCGTCAGGAGATCACTGAAGTATTCATTTCCTGGGCAGATGAATACTTTAGTGACGAATCTCATATAAACGCCCGACTGGTTCGTAGGTCACTATATGATGAATACTGCAACTACGATCCGAATATGCGTAAGTATACCAATTCTCCGACTGAGTTTAAAAAAAGATTGCTTAAATATTGCCAGTTTCGTGGTTATATATTCAATCCTCAGAAATTAGATCCGGTGACTGGTAAACCGTGTAAGTTTGATCCTCGTAACGGTAATCCTATCCTGGATGATAAGGCTGGTGGTGTAGAATACTTCACCATTGGGACACCTGATTATTATTCATCTCCGGAATATGCGCAGCAAAAGGCGGCTAACAATAGTGATAGCAGATTATCATTTTAATTGAATACGTATGCTGAATGATTTATCTCGATATAGGCTTAATGCCGATTCTGATTTAGACGAATATCGTAAGGATCTGCATAAGTTTGTACACTTCCAGGGCGAAGTGTACAACTTGTTGGATGGTTTAGCCATAGGCGATACTATTAATGTATGTGACGTTGTTGTTCCAGACAGTCTGGATGTCTTTATCAAGGTAGTATGCAAGTATATACTATTGCATCAACAGGATGATGAATTGAAGTCTAGGATTGAATTTTCTGATGATTATCGTAAGATATACCGTAGACCAGGGTTTGTTAAGCCTAATCACCTTGATAAACACTTCTATTCAAGAAGGTAACACGCCCCCATTTTAATACATTGTAAAGATACGGTTTTTTTTAGTTAATATGCAAATAATTAGCTATTTATATGAGTAAGAAAAACAATAAAATTATGGCCTGTGTCAGCTTGGATAATGCTATCCGGTTGAATATGGTCTGTGAGTTGGCCGTTAGGTGCAGACTTGCGGTTATTCGAAGTGATGCTAAGAAAATAATGCAACATTCTATATACGATGTCAACCTTTCAGAAGCATATTATGTGCTGGTAGACGACTTCAATTTCCGTGATAGTCTATCGACAACACAACGGCTATATGAAATGGCTGCTCGAGGTATTGCTGTTATTGTGGGCGTTCGTAAGATCCCACGTGATTTTGAGTTCTTATGCGATATCTATTACCCTGAGAGCCTTTTGTAAACACCAGTCGAAGCATTTGTCGAAAACCATAGTCGAAGCATTTTTTCAGGCGTACAGTACGCACTTAATGTGCACTGTACGCCTGTTCTGTTATTCATCCAGGCTTTTCCCCTCTCACCCTTTTTTTAGAGATATTAAGAATTGGTGTGCAACTGTGCGAGAAAAGCGATTCCGGCTATATAATAATATTCTTTTTTTTATTTTTTTTAAGAGTGTAAAACTACCCTTTAAATATTTAGAAAAATAATAGTACAATCGTGCGAAATGAATTTTTATACATTTAATTTATTGAAATTCAGAATGTTCTATCCGCACTGTTTTTGCACGATTCTGCACTTTTTGTACTTTTTGCGGAAAAACGCACAAAAGTACCAGCGCACTCAATTTTGTACGTATTTTATACGAAAATAGTACGCTTATAATGTGCTGATAATTAATTATATAGATAAATTACTCCTAAGAAAAGTACTCAAGCACGATTTTTATACCTATTCTTATGAAGGGGGGTGTTATTACTTTATTGTTATGCGAGATAATTAACGCATTATTCTTTATCTTTGCAAAAAGCATCTTTATATATGGAAAGACCATTTGTTACAATAGATTTAGCTCCACACTTACAGGACTTTTTGTTTCACGAACTACGGCAGAATCGCAAATCAGGGGAACTTATGGCTGATGGCACACACGATATCGGTCGTATGATACAGTCTATGGTTACTGTAACAGATCGGCCGAGAAAGCAGGAGATAGGTGAAAATCCGCTACGTATTACCCTACCGGTACAAGAGTGGAATCATGCTATATTCAGCGAAAATTTCGTTTATATTCCAGAATGGAAACAGAAACAGTTACGATTATTCATAGAAGCTGAGTTCCGGCTTCGCATTAAGGAATACTTTTTCGTGGGATATGCTAAAGGTTTTCGCCAGGATAAGATTATACAGGCTTTCCTTCATAGTTACAATATCAAGAGAAATGCCATAAATTATGAAACCGTGAAAAAGTATGATTACCGAAATCGCCGTCGAATTACTGCTGAAATAGCTAAGGAACTTCAGTTAAGCCTTTTCCCTTAACTTTATTTCACGAATTAATTCTTAATTGATTTTGTAGCGAATCCTGCAAAACACCTTAAAATTATAAGCAATTATGCAAAACAAAGAAAGTAAACGCGCGTCTATCTGCCAAGTCTATTTTATGACAATCGCAGAATCTACTGTTACTAATATACCTGGTCTGCCTCAGATTAAGGTTATAGGTGATTGGGCGAAAATAGACTATTCAACGGTAGAATTTGCCGAAGATAAATCTTCAGATGGCAATTCTTTTGAGGTTAATCTTTCTATTACCTTTTCTGACTCTTCACTGGAGAAAATGCGGGAGTTGATCGCCTGGCTTGGGATATATATTCTTGTGCGATTAGATTATACCGATGGTACATCCAGAGTAGTCGGTACGGATCAGTTCCCGGTTGTATTATCCTTGTCCGGACAAGGTTCTCCACGTTCTTTGATTTTCTCATATAAGAACCAGCAGCCTGAATTAAGTAAAATATTGTAGTCCTTTTATGCGCATCATTGCTACTATAATTTTGTAACGTTAATTATAATAGTAATATGCACTTATCACATCTATATTCAGCAATTATGCGTGCCCAATGGGCGATTGACTTGCGTGATGTGGAGTCATCGCACCAGATATTGGAGCAAATCATATCCGGTTCCTTCGATAAGTCCTCTGAAGGCACGTTGGCAGACCGTAAACCAATCGAAGGGGAACTCGTCAATAAAAATATGAAGAAGACATCTTCATTTTCCGGTGATCTTCCAGCTGATACCATTGCGATTGTTCCCGTTCATGGTACAATGATGAAGTACGGTACTTATTGTGCGTATGGGACAACCGAGATAGCTAACTTGATCTACGAGGCTGCTGCCAATCCTAATATATCCGGTATTGTTCTTGACATGGATTCAGGAGGTGGTTGCGTTGATGCTATAGCACCTCTAACGTCAGCTATTGATTATGCACGTAAGTATAATAAGTCCGTAATAGCTCATTGTGATTTATGTGCATCTGCCAATTATTATGTCGCTATATATTGTGACGAAATAATCGCTTCGAACAGAATATCTTCAGAATTCGGTTCTATTGGTGTTATGATGTCATTTCCAGATTATGCTAAGTACTATGAGATGGAAGGCATTAAAGTTCATACTATCTATTCTGATTTGTCGAACTACAAAAATGCACCTTTGGAAGCAGCTAAACAAGGTAAATATGAGTTGATTAAGCGCGAGGAACTGAACCCGTTGGCACAACGGTTCCAGGATGAAGTGGCTTCTAAGAGAGGTGAAAAGTTGGATAAGTCTGTAGAAGGTATTCTCTCTGGACGTATGTTCTACGCTGAAGATGCGTTAAAATACGGACTTATTGATTCTATTGGTGATAAACAGTATGCAATTAACAGGGCCCGTGAACTTAGCAGGGATCATGCGGTTTCGGCCTATTTACAAACAAAAAACATAAAATAAAATGCGAAACAGAAATCTATTACTAACAGTAACCGCTGTCATGTCATTTCTTGGCATATCAGCCTTTGCCAAGGATGCTGACGGGCGTTCCGTCCTTTCTTCAGGTGATCAGCAGAAGCTTACCGAAAAATGGGGAGAGAAGTTTACAGAAGCCTTCGTTAAAGATCTGGCGGAATTGGAAAAAGAAGGGGTATCGGCCGAGGAATCAGTTAAGGGTGTAGCTTCGGAATTCGAGGCTCAGGCGAAGAAGGATGCCGATACAATCACCCAGTTACGTGAGGAGATTAAACAATTGAAGGCTGAAAATGACAAGTTGGCTAAACTTCCTGGTGAAGGAGGGGAAGCTGTTATCGATCAAGCAGGTGGTAAAATGAAAAAAGAGTTTAAGCCTGATATGAGTCTGATTCATAACAAGGCGTATATAGCAGCAGCTACTGGTGATGCGTGGACTGGTGACACAACAGTCGATACGACAGAATTGAAACAGGAATTCGGTAAGTACGTATCTTCTGACAAATTATCTATCTTCCAGAAACTTGTCGGACAAATCTCTTGTACTGCTTACATGTCTACTATCATCACGGATAAGTTCGAAGTTCGTGCTTCTCAGTCTGCTATCGATTCTGTATTGCAGACATTCACTCCACGATTCACACCCAAGGGTAAATCTAAGTTTACTCCTATGACAATCAAGCAATTCCCGATGAAGATTAACGTAGAAATTTATCCTTCAGACATCATTAACGATGTATTGGGTTATCTCTACGATGAATCATTGGAACCAAAGGATATGCCGATTGTTCGTTATATCGTTGAGCAGCTTATCAAACCTAAATTGGATGAAGACCGTGAGATGGCACTTTGTAAGGGACGTTACAAGGAACCAACTTCATCTGACAGTACTTTTACTCCGAATAAAGCTGAAGAAACCTGTGACGGATTCCTTACTCAGTTGTGTGATTTGAAGAAAAATTCAGATACTGACGTTACATGGTTGCTTGACGGAACAGCTGCACTGGGTGAAGGTGAACAACTGCTGAAGCAGATTGATCAGGCAGTTGACGCGGTAAGCCCGCTGTATAAAAATAAGACCATGTTCATCCATGCAGATCCGGATCTTATCACAAAATATGGTCGTGCGTATCGTGATAAGTACCCGACTACTAAGAACGAAGATGGTGAAAAGGTTAAAGTTGATTTTTCTCGCTTTACTTTCGCACCGATAGAAGGTATGCGTGGTACCGGGGCGTTCTTTATTACACCGAAAGAGAATTTTAGACACGTTATGTCGCGTAACCCTCAGAATGTTAATCTGCGTATGACATCTGATGATTATGTTGCTAAGGTGTTGGGTGAATGGAGAGAAGGTACAGGATTCTGGATCAAGGAGGCTATATTCGCATACCTTCCAACTGATTTGGTTGAAGAACTTGCTCCAGCTGATCTGGGAGTTTAATTTATAGGAGGTTATATTATGCCTGATACTTTAGTTTCTGTAAAGAGAAGTAGCTCTTCGGCTGGTCGTCCGAAGGGCAAAAAACATTATGTGGTACTCTTCCGATGGGAAGACGTTAAAACTTTCACGAAGGACGAAGATGGTATAGTCGTTTCTGCCTTGAAATTTGTGGAAGGGAAAAAACCTATAGCAATATATGGTACTTCGAGTACGATTAAAGCATGGGACACGCTGACAGGATCAGCAGATGCTAAAGGCTATCTGCATCATGTAGCATGGGAATCTCCTGGGGACAGTAAGGAGATGGCAATTTGCCGCAATATTATTGTTAATGAAGATTTGGGTGCTGTAGTCATTAACTGTTCTGGAGATGACGCTAAAATAGCTGGTACACCTTGTACCCCGCTTGTCTTTAGTTCAGACGAAGGTCAGGATGATAAGGAAGCTTGCAAGAATGTTATTGAACTTGCTTCTGAAATCCCGACAACCCCATTAGGACGTATTCCGCTGAACTTAATCCCTCAGACAGGTGATCCGGACATTGACGGCTACTTAGGTTTAACAGCGGCAGCTGCCGCCTCATTAGAAGATGGAGTATGACAAAAAAAACAGATAAACAAGAACAGGCTGCTCTAGTTGAGCAGCCTGAAAATGAAAATATGGGTGCTTTGGATATTGCATCCGAAAATAGCTCTGATAGTACAGATACCACATCACAAGTTCCATCACCTTCAGTTGAAATATCAACTAAAGGTGATGCCGAGAATGTGATTACTGAGGATGCAAATCCTTATTATTCCGTCGTGATTTCCTTTTTTAAAGCGAAACACCGGGAAGAAGAGGTTTTGAAGGTTATTGATTCTTGTACTAAATACCTGCATGAAGATATTCGCTTTGTGACAATTGGTGACCAGATAGATTATACAAAGGATATGCCTATAGAGCATATTGAATACAAAGATGCTGAAGGTAGCCAGTTGGATATTCTTGAAGTATTGAAGCTGGCCGTAATATCTGAGTCTGTTACAGATAAATTCATCCTGATTGAACCTGGTTCATATCTGATAGATTATGTTAACTTGTGTCATATAGGGTTGTTTAAACATTTTGGTATTCTCAATCCCAATCGTTACACCGGTGATGAAGCGGTTATGATGAAAAATACTGCTGCTTTGCTACGTGATAAACTACAGCTTGCAGCGTATGATTACAATACGCATTGCCCGGTTTTATTGGAGAAAGAAAAGCTGACAGACATTCTTGAAAATTGTCCGGATATCCTTTCTGGTAAGTATCACTTTCTCACCGTTTATGGGTGTGCGTATGCAGTACATCCAATTCGCTTGGACTACCATACGGACGGCTGGATTCTTCCGGTTGTTTCACAGAAGCCTGATCCCAAAACGGTTAAGCGCTTTATCTCAGATAAATGTTTTCTCTACCTGAAACATTTTCAGGAAAATGTAAATATTTTGAATCCGTTCCTGGATATTGAGTAACATGAAACAAACAATTCTCACCTGGTTACGTGCAGGTGCGAACGCCGAAGAGGGTGTGCAGCTTCTGACTGAGGCGGGCGCACCCTCTTTAACTTTACGACTGGTAAAGACAAATCCGGTGGCAAATCGCCGTCTGATGATTGACTGGTTGTGTAAGAAGTATGGCATTGATGAAGACTATACCTATGTTGCTACGGCACAGGTTGTGCTGTTTTCTGAGCGGAAACCTCTTTCATTCCGTGATGAATTTCCATTCCTGAATGATCCGAAATGCCCGCCTGAACTCGAGGCACTGGCGTCACGTAAATTTGCCAGATATCACAATTATGTAAACTTGCATAAAAAATTACGTGATTGTACCTCTACCGAACAGTGTGCTAAAGTATCTCGTGAACTGATTAACTCATATCTCGAGAACCGGATGATATGGGAGGAACTGAATTACTACCAGCAGCATGGTTCTATCCTTGGGAAGCATCCGATTTTCGCAGCATTCCACCGTCGTAAGGAACTGTTGACCTTGAATGTCAAGCAGCTGATGATCCGCCAGAAGAGGTTGAAAAACAATATATGGCGCGTACAGGATGAGCTTGCTAAACGTGATAAACCACACCTCGAGCTGGAGCGGTTAGCAAGATTACAAGCCTACCAGTCAGAACTGGCTGAAATAAATCGGTTACTAGGTGATGAATAAGTATTTCAATTTGGACGAATTGTTTGCAGAGGTCAGGCAGTCACGACTGTACTCTCAGAGGTTTGAAAACATTCTTTGCTTCAAACTCAATAACCTTCGGGAATTGTGCGGCCGCCTTCCGGATAATAATGAAGCCTTTTTCATTGAAACCCGGAAAAGTTTTACCGCCTTCACTTTTATCGTTTACTTGATTCGCCATGCAGGATATGTTCGACACATCTATGTAGCCACTTATTCCACCAATGAGCGAATAATCAATGCCTTGTTAAGATATAAGGATAAAGGCTTGATTGGCTCCGTACATCTTCATGTGTCCGAAACACTCAAGTTCCGTATGCCGCTGATCTTTGCAAGACTAAAGCAGCTGCATAACGAGGGTATCATTACGTTAACCTATGGCTGGACACACAAGAAGGTTACATGCCTGGACACGGATTCTGGATGCTATGTGGTGGAAGGTTCCGGAAACTACGGCGAAAATGCCCTCGAGGAACAGTATGTTTTTTTAAAATCCAAAAAAGTATATGAATTCAGAATCGGTAATAAAATGGACAGATAGCAATCGTCCGGAATGGTTTGCCCGAATACCTATTGATGAATATGAGAAGTTAGCTGGTATAGGTTACACACCCCAACAGATAGCTATGTATTATAACATAGAAGTTAACGAATTTATGTTTTACTTCAGCCTGCTGAAATCTCCTCTGAAGTATCATTATGATCGGGGCCAGCTTCTTCAAACAGCTAAGGAAGGTATTTCCATGGCAGATGCAGCAGCTACTGGTGAGAATGTGACACAGGCTCAGAGGTTGGACAAAATGCGCCGTTCCATCGAGTTTAAGAATAATGTTTCCAAGGTTTTTTTTGATGATTTAGATGTTTGAAAAATCTTATTACGAGCAGCTCCAGGACTACATAGAATCCGGTTGCAAATATCAGTTATCCGAAGAAGAACAGGATTATTACAATGCTCTCTTCGCTGTAGTTGGAATAACTCGAAAGTATGGGAAGGACCGTGCTATCTCTATGCTTATGCACGAGCCATTTAACTGTTCACGCCCTCGTGCCAGGGAAATGTACTACGAAGCTGTGAATCTGTTTTATCTCGATGATACGATTGAGCCGGCTGCACACCGCAATATGATATTTGACAACCTGATGAAAGCTGCACAGACCGTGCTCTTATCAGGTTCAGGTGCTAAGGATATGGAGATATACGGTAACTTGCTTATCCAGGCTTGGAAAGTTAAACAATTGGATAAACCCGATAAGGTGAAACGTCAGGAAATCAAGGAAAAAGATATCAAGGTTTATACACTTGATTCAAACTTGATTGGCGTTCCTTCCATTGACCGTAAGGATCTGGCAAATCAAATTGATAAGATACCTGATTTACCAGAGAAAGAACGTACTCGCCTGAAGAGGGATGCTATGGCCGTAGATATTAATTTTGAAGAGATTATCGATGACACGCAAGAAAAAACTGAAAATTACCGAGGATAGCGTGGAAACACGCTATGCAAACTGGACGGCCCAGATGCTGGCTATCATGATGCCCTGGTCACTGTACTGGGTAGCCGGTCGTGCTTCTGCCAAAACTGTTCAGGTATTGGCGGAAAGAGTACAGGAAGCAGCACAGGATTGTCCGGGCGCTCCCTTTGCGTGGGTGGCTGATACCTACTCCGATCTGCACAAGAATGTGATTCCATCGTTAATTGACGGATTGCAGTTGCTGGGGTGGGAACTGGGTACGCATTACGTGATCAATGAAGCACCTCCTGAAGAATGGAGATTGCGCATGTATAATGTATGCACTGATTGGCGTAATACCATGGTTTTCTTCACGGGATTTAATTTTACGTTTATCTCTCTGGATCGTCTGGCTATTGGTGCTGGACGTTCTTACGTGGGGGTATTCGGTGACGAGGTTAAGTACTTTCCCGAAGAGAAGTTCACCAACTTGCTGAAGGCAGTACGTGGGTTCTATGTCAAGTACGGACAGTCGGTATGGTATCGGTCCAGAACACTGACAACCGATATGCCGAATCCGAACCATCTGGGCGAATACGACTGGATTCTGAAACTGTCGGCTCAGAACAACAAGGAACAGATTATGCTGATGCTTCGGGCCGGACTTGTATATAACGACTGTAAGAAGACTTATGTTGCCCACTTGCAGGAGTACCGCGAACTGGTAGAACAACAAAGAACAGACCGCAATCTTCAGGAAAAGGTAGATAAGGCAGCCAAAGCTGTTGAACTGGCTAAGAGGAATATGAAGAGGTGGGAGGAAAGATGGATCAAGACTCGCCGCCGTGTGTCGTTCTTCTTTATTTCATCCAGCTATGTTAATGCCGATATCCTCGGGCTAGACTGGTTCTCTGATGAACTGGCGGAAGGGCTAGAAGGTTTAACCTGCAATATCCTTTCAATCATTCCTAAGATAGAAGCTAACTTACTGTTTTATCCTAATCTGTCTATCCGACACTTTTACGCCGACGGTTACTTGAATAAGATAATTGAAGTTAAGCCGTTGGGCTGGATGGAAGACTGTTCTGCTCTTCGCTACCACAACCATAATCTGCCACTCGAGGCGGGTATGGATGCCGGTAATATGCTTTCCCTTGTGATAGGACAACAGCATGGGCGTGAGTACCGCGTACTGAAGGAATTCTATACGTTGCCTCCTGATACTGTACGTGAGTTGGGGGTACAGTTTGTCCGGTACTTTGCGCCCAGACGTACTAAGGTCCTGAAGCTGTATTATGACCGTGCTATGAATAATTACAAGGGCGTGAAAGCGGATATGGCGACACAGATCAAAAATGCTATAGAGTATGATGCTGAAGGGAAAAGCACAGGTTGGAGGGTACAGTTAATGTCTGTAGGACAAGGTAATATCGGCTCTAATCTGGAGTATCGCTTTATGTCAGACCTGTTGAGTGGTAATCTGGCTGGTAAACTGTTCACGCTATTAATAGACCAGTATAATTGTCCTAACCTGAAGGCTGAGATGGAAGTCTGCAAGACCAAGCTGGTAGATGATGGTGGTAGCCAGATAGTGGTCAAGTTAAAGACTGGTGATAAGTTGCCTCGTGAGCGTTTGCCAAAAGAATCTACCAACCTGACAGATGCGCTCAAGTATCTGTTAATGCGTAAAGAGTTCTTACGGATCTGGCAATCTAAGGTGACATCTTATGCCCCTTAATATATATTGACCGTTCGTTAAGGAATGGTTGGATGCACTGCCGTACTACGGTGGTGCATTTTTTTTGTGCCGTATTGCTGGGGGTGGGATTCCGCTTGCGTCACATTTCCCGAGCCGAAAATTAGTTGCAATCGCAACCGCTAGGAGGCGCGCGTCGGGCATCTGTACGACAAAAAACCTAGGTTTTTTCATTCCTATACGGTTTGAAACTTCATTTTCAAGCCGTTTGTTCTGCTTGGCTGATTTTTTAGTGAAAAACTTAGCCCGAAATTTAGCGATGTCGCCCCGTTTTTGCCATGGGAATGCCCGACAACGCTCCCGAGCTTATAAGGTAGGGACCTTTTTTATGCCTCGGAAGCGTTGTCGGGCATAGTTTGGTAGAAAGACACTCTTTAGTCTTTCTGGCTGGCGATGGCGTTCACGCAGCGGTCCACCCACCCCGTTGCTCTCCCTACCAGTGGTATAGCTAAAGCTATGTATTGTTTGACTGCTCTTCTTTATCTGCTCTTCGCCTTTAAATCGGTATCACTGGCGCCGCGGTTTATGCCTTTTGTACCTGCAAAGGTAAATGTTCCGCTTCGTATGCCAAGTTCAGGCGATGTTCCCGAAAAAATCTCCACCCTCACAGAGCTCAGGTAGTATTCAGGGCTATGCTTTTCGTGAAAACTTGTCTTTATACGTTTCGGAACACCTTTGCTGGCAGGTGTAAAAGGCGAAAACAAACCGTAGCGACAGCGAACGGAATAAAAAAAAGCTCAGAGCAGGAAGAGCAGAAAAAAAGGCTCAACTCCCGAGCTCGGCACCAGAATAAATTTTAAGACCATGAAAACCTTTACCGAATCCATGCTAAACCAGTGCAGAAAGTACATGTTCAATTTCTTTGACTATCTGCCGACAAAGTACAAAGCCAGTTCAAGAGATTGGCAGGTGAGAAACTTTGTATGGGCTTTCAAGGATGGGAAATGTGCCGTTTCAGCTGCACAGTTGGTAGCAAAGAAAATCCGTGAGCAGTTCGGAGAAGAAACATGTAACATCGTGTTTGCATGCATCCCAGCCAGTAGCCAGCAAAAAAATGAAATCCGCTACAAGCAGTTTTCAGAGGAAGTTGCAAGGTTATCAGGTGCAGTCAGTGCTTACGACCATATCACGGTAGAAGGTGAACGGCTGGCAATTCATGAGAGCAAATCAGGTAAGCATGTCAATAATGTACAGGTAGTCAATTTCGACAAGGAATTTTTTAAGGGAAAGAAAGTTCTAGTTTTTGACGATGTAATTACTCGAGGTTATTCTTACGCTCGTTTTGCTTGTCATCTTGAAACGCTGGGAGCTTCGGTTTTGGGAGGTATGTTTTTAGCAAGAACTTTATTTGTATAACAATTTAATAACCAACATTATGAAAGATTTATTCGAAATTTGTGGTGAGTGCAGACATTTGTCAGACAATGAAGTAGTTTATCAGTTGACAAACAACAGAGAAACCAGTAAAAGAGTTAATGAAATGTTATTGCGTGGCGATAATGTTTCAATAGAAGATGTTTGTCAGCTTTTGACACCGGCACGCAGGGACATGGCTCTCGCCGTGATTGAACTTTACAAACGTATCATAGACCGTAGGAGCAGCAGGGTAATTATCCGGCATAGTGAGGACATTTATAACCTGATGAAACCTTATATGGAAGATTTGGAAGTGGAGGAGTGTTGGGCTATTTACTTGAACCAGTCTAACCGTGTTGTAAGAAAACAACGTATCTCTATAGGAGGCATAACCAGTACGCAGGTGGATATAAGAGTCATTTTGCGTGAAGCTTTGAAATGTAACGCCACGGCAATGATACTCTGCCACAATCACCCGTCAGGAAATTGCCGACCCAGTAATGACGACAACCGCCTGACTGAATGTTTAAAAAATGCAGGAAATACAATGAATATAAAGCTCTTGGACCATATCGTTTATGGTGATAAGGAATACTTTAGTTATGAGGACGAGGGACGCTTGTAGGGGCTGTAAATGGCTGTGGCAGCGTTTGGGAGGTGGGTAGCGTAGCAGCCGCCCGCCGCCCGATTTGCCTTCGCACTATGTTTGTCGGCAAATCGGGCGGCGGGGAATAAGGTTTTGTTGGTTTACGCCTGAAATCGGCGATTGTTATACGCAATATGCGAAGCTCTGGTCTTTACTTTTCTTGTTAAATGATATTAATTTGAGTATCATTTATAACTATTTTCTTTGTGGGTGATACTCAAATGAGTATCTTTGTAGTGTTGATCAAGCGAACATTGAAATGAAGTACAACGAATTGGAACGGCTGATTAAAAAAGCCGGGTGCTTTGACACTGGAGAACAACAGAACGGACACCCAGTCTGGGAAAGTCCGAAAACCGGAAAACGATTCCGAATGAGTAATCATGGTAAACAGGAAGTCGCAACCGGTACATTAAAAGCAATTATGAAAGCGGCAGGACTGAAATAAGTCCTGCCATAAAAAAATACAAAATTATGAGAAAAGTATCTGCTATTATTGAAATGGCTTCTGACGGTAACTATAGCATCTATATGGATGCGGATGATATGGACTATCTGGTTACCGCTACAGGCGCAACGTCTAAAGAAGCTATTGAAGATTTCAAAAAGGGGTATGAGGATATTAAATCATCATACGAACGTGATGGAAAGCCTTTTGAAGAAGTCGAATTCGAGTTTAAATATGATATGGCTTCTTTCCTCTCTTATTATACACAGGCTTTTTCTCTTGCCGGATTATCACGAATCACAGGAATTAATAAGAGTCAGTTAAGCCATTATGCGACGGGACATCGTAAGCCGTCGCGCACTACTATAAATAAAATACAAAAATCTGTACATGAGTTTGCAAATGAATTAAGTCAAGTACATTTCGCTTGATTAACACTTATCGAAATATCTTGACTGATGGGCGGAACTTTTCAAAAGTTCCGCTTTTTTTATTCAAAAATTATTATCTTTGTAATGCCCGAACATTTAACCAGACATGGTTGTTATAACCATAAAATATGAACTCCTTATCAAGATAAATCCGTAGTCAACCGGATTAAGGTGCAGGTTACACCTTTGGGCTATCTTGGTGAGGAGTTCGCCATTTATTACTATGATTCCAGATTATGATGGTATTCCAGACTTACCGAATCCGGAACCTATTGGTCCGGAGCCAGGTACAACTTCTCCAGATTTTGAATTCTTCAGCGAGTAGTTGAAATCAGAAATATAACAGAAGAAGCAATAATACCTGCTATAATTAAGGCAAAGGAAAAAGAAAATAATATAGTTCTTCTTCTGTTATACTTTTTTTGCTTGTTAATAGCATCTTCTAATACAGTTAATTCTTTAGCTAAAATGGCTTTATATTGAATATCATCTTTGACTCCTTTTAAGTTGGGAGCTATTTGATTGGGGATGAATTCGCTTGGCTTTCTGCCTAAAGGTATGTATAAGCGTGGATATACTACTATCATCATGCAGATGACAGCTAAAAAGGTTCCTATAGCAAGCGCAAGTAAAGATTGTATTATAGGATTCTCTATATTCCAGTGGATATATATGTAACTAATTAAAGCTGTCACTATTCCTAAGTAGATAGATAGTAACTTGTATCCTCTCTCTGTCGTATTTTTTTCTTGTTCGCGGTGGTCGCTTAATCTTTTTTGGGCTGAATCATGATAAAATTTAATAATGTCCAAAGATAATATGTTAACAGTTTCTTTCTCTAATATAAATTCATTCATTTTGTGATTGTATTGGTTTTCACAAAGATATGAATTTCATTATCAATCACAAAACCGGATACGCTAAAGGTTTATTTACAAATAAACATTTTCGTTACGAAAGTTTTAATATCTTTGATGCGTATATTAGTAATTGTTTTTTATATGAAAAGATTTTTATTTCTATTTTTTGCGCTAATATCCTTTTGGAGTTGTGAGGATAAAGGGGCGACTTTGACAAGGGCAGGAATTGCTTCTGAAGATTTTGTAAAGGCTCGGTTAAAATATCCAGCTGAAGCTGAGTTTGAAGGAGACATCAGGGGTGAGTCAGTTTCTGATTCAACTTTTCTTGTTTATCAGAAATTCAATGCAAAAAATGCATTTGGTGTTAAATCATCTTATGTGTATAAGGTTAAGATGGTTTATTTAGGTGGTGATTGGACTGATAGAAATAATTGGACATATAGTAATATGATCATAGAAGATATTGCTACAGGGGAAAAATCAGCATTCCTTTCTCCTGAAGATAAATAACTCTTTTATATTTTGCGCACTTGAAATTTTTACCTATATTTGTAGTGCCAAATACCAAACATGTGATTCATGTACGCAGAGCGCGGTTAATGCTCATGATATTAATGGGCTTTTTTTATGCCCAAAGACATATTAAGATATTTGTAGAGGTCGTTTTTATTGACTAACGGCTATACGGCTGTCTTTCCTGAAAAACTTTTGTTGCTCTGCGAGCGAAAACTGTTTGGTGTTTGGCGACACGGGAAATGGCAGCCGTTTTTCTGTCTATAATGCCAAACACTAAACAGTATGAAAAATCAAATTGCATTGCCTGTTAGTCAGGCAAAAGAAGGCCGTATCTCGTTATGGCTGAATCGTAAAAATGTATTGTTCTCTTCTATCATGGAAGAGAGAGTTTCTAACCGTCAGGCTGTGTTTATTTTCCAGGCACAAGTTTCCTTCTGTATTCTTAGCTTTTCGTTTTTCATCCACTGGCTGGCTGCTGTTGCCTGCTTGAACTGGTTTGTTTATTCTCTTTTGCTTTGCCGGAAAGGAGGTTTGCGATGAAACCTTATATCGTCCCGGATCAGGCTGTCGATGTGTTGCAGAACTGGATAGAACAGGATGCAGCAGCTTGTGCCGTAAGAGAACTTGATAAAGTGATTGCTTTCCTCATGAAACTGCATGAAGAAGATGCAGACGAAGTGCTGGCTCACTTACGTGCAATTTATTTCCTTAAAGGTGAGCTTACCAAATTTATTCCTGAGAAAGGAGGCAAACAATGAAACTTGTATATCAGATTGACACGGAGGGAAGCCTTAACTATGTACTCGCTTTGGTTTATGAGATCCGCGCTGAGATGGGTATCTCACCTGAATCAATTACTGTTACTGACGGTAGATCGATAACCTTTGATCTGTCTGATTGGAAAAGGCTTAATAATGGTGATATCTCTGAAGAGGAATACATAACAAGACACCTTGTATCTCAATAAATTGTTGTATCTTTGTTCAGGCTTAGAATTCGATTTTTTTTTGCAAAATTTTTTTTAGCCTCGCTTCGGCGGGGCTTTTTTTATGTCCTTTTCTCAGGTGTTTTCTGAAGCTATTTTTGCACAAAACAAATTATAACTATGAACAGTCAGGCTTCAGATGATATTAAGCTTCTCTTTATTGAAGAAGAATTGTCACAATTCGGTGAAGAATTATGTGATGCGTTGTCCGATGCCCTTACCAAACAGAAACTGATTGAGTCCGGTTCTCTTCTTGATTCATTGAATTATTCGTCATTTAAGGAAGGGAAGAATCCGGGGCAACGTATGTCTTTTTATTCGTATGGCCGTTGTGTTGATATGGCCGGCTACAAGAGGAATAAGATACAGGTTGACACTAATCGTGAGGTTTGGGGTATTCACTCGAACACCAATAAAAAGAATCGATGGTATGCTCGCAATATGTATGGTGGGCTGAACAGACTGATAAGCCGCGTCATGTATGGATTGTCTGACTATGAGATTGAACGTTTAAAGGGAATTTTAGAAAATCGAATAAAAAATGAATAAGAAAATTGGTAATATCAATTTCGTTGAAACAGCGGTTGGCACTTATGCTATCCGTATGGACTCTTTCCGTGACTCTCTGACACACCTGTTTGGATCAGCAGTAGCTGACTGGGATTGCAGCCCGACAACTGTTGCTGGAGTTCGCATAGTGCCTTGGGGGGCAGATAACAATCTTCCTTCTTCTATTCGTAACCTGCTCGAGAAAAACAATCTTGCACCAGGTATTCTTGCCCGTAAAACCGGATTGTTATACGGTCAGGGACCTATGTTGTACCGTATAGGTATCGAGAACAACGAACGTGTACAGGAATGGACTACAGATCCGGAAGTACAGGCGTGGCTGGATAGCTGGGACTATCGCCGGTTTATCCGTGAATCATTTACCGAATATAACCACCTGAACGGAGTTTTTGTCAAGTATGTTTCCGCAAGATCCGTCAGGGTGGGACGACCGTGGATTCACAGCCTTGAATGTTTGCCTTCGAAAGATTGTCGCTTGTGCTGGCCAGATAACGATGAACGTTATCTCAATGCTGTTACACATATCCTGAATGGTGATTTTGATTTCTATGGTAGCCAGAAGTATATACGATATCCGGTTTTTGACAGACATCAGCCGACAAAACAGGAGATTGCAGTGAAGTATCACTGTTTACGCTCGTTCGGACGAAACATGTACGCGATATCCTCTTTTTTTGGCTCTATGCCCTGGATGCAGGATGCTAACTCTTTACCGGAGATTATCGAATATCTGAATAGGAATATGATTGCGGCTGCCTATGTCGTACATGTACCCGATGAGTATTGGACGAAGAAGTCAGAGCGGTACAAGGCTAAGCATCTCGATGCTACAGATGAACAGATATATCAGCACATGGAATTGGTAAAAGATCAGTTGGCACGTGAGCTGGCTGATGTCATGGCAGGTAAGAACAATGTCGGCAAGTTTTTTATGACTACAGACTATGTTGATCCTGTCGATGGCAAGACACACCAGTTCACGATTGAGCCTATTGAGATGAATATTGATAAGTACATCGATGCGCTTACCAAAATTTCACGTATTGCCGACTCGAGTACAACCAGTGGATTAGGTCTTAACCCTTCACTGGCTAACATCATAATCGACGGAAAGGGTGATTCAGGATCTCAGATGCTGTATGCGCTGAAACTCTTTTACGGAGCCGATACACAGATTCCTGAAGATGTTTGTCTGGAAGCCATTAACGATGCGATTCATATCAACTTCCCGGACAAGCAGGACTTATTTCTGGGAATCTATCGAAAAGTGATTAATAAGGAAGATAATGTAACGGCTTCTGATAGAGCCACAAATCAGGTATAATATGAAGAAAAACTTAGAATTTCCGGAATGTTGGGAAGAGGTTCAGCCTGCCGAATTTGCCTACCTGCTAAAATTGCGTATGCTGCTGATCCTTTCACCAAAAGCTATATCTCTGACAGATGTCAAGAGGTTATGGTGTAGATATGTGCTAAGACATCGTGGCTTAAAGTCAAAGAAAAAAGATTATTACCTGTTGGTTAATAATCTGTCTGAAACCTTGGATTGGCAATGGAAGGTTGACGATGAGAATAAGTCTATTGCCCTGACCTTTGACTCAACGGTGAACCTGATTCCTTCATGGTCTGATTTTTGGGGCCCGGCTTCACACGGCGCGGATCTGACTTTTGGCGAATTCCGCTATGCCGTAATTATGATGAACGAATATACTCGGACACAAGACGTAGCTTACCTGTATTCACTATGTGCTATTTTGTACAGACGAAAAAAAGGAGGAAAACGTGTTCCATTTGTTTCGTCTGATTTAGCAAAAATGACGAAAGATATTGCGGGTATGCCGGATTACCTGAAGTGGGGGGTATATTGTTGGTTCGCTTCGTTCTGTTCTTTTTTATTCCATGGTACATTCATTCTTGATGGTTGCGAAGTCTGTTTTGAGCCTGTTTTTTCCGCTACCAATAACGGGAACACGCCTGAACAGTCACTTGGTATGAACTCGATACTATTCTCTATGGCCGAATCAGGAGTCTTTGGTAGCATTGAAGAAGTGGATAATACACAGCTCCTACGAGTTCTATTAAAATTATTGGATGATAAACAGAAGGCTGATAGCCTTATTCAAGCAACAAAGAAACATGATATTCAATCTTAACAACCAGGGCGCAGCTGAATTGCGCCACATGACCGGTAACTATTATGTCGGAAATGATTTTTCGGTAGTCGAAATGGATATTATCGATGCTACCGATGAACTGATTCAGGTGATTGGTCGTGCCGTTTACGACAAGGCTGAAATAAGTTATAAGGAGGGGAAAAATGATGACCGTCTTGTACAGTTGGTACAGCGCCCTATTGCGCTGTTAGCTACACTTCATTTTTTTCAACGTAGCGATGTCAGCCACGAAGATAGCGGCCGAAAGATTAAGGTAGCTTCAGACGGAACCGACAAAATACCTTGGGAATGGCAGCTTGATCGTGATGATGCTGTGCACTTACAGGCGTATTACAGCGCTGTTGAGAGATTAATACGCTGGCTTAACGAGTCAGCGGATAAGGACTGGCTGAATACGGATGCTTGTCGGAGTGCAGCAAGCCTTTTGATCCGGTCAGGACGTGAATTCGATTCATACTTCCCGATTGCCCAGTCAGAGCGAATGTATATTCTGTTACTCCCATTTTTAAGAGAAATTCAGATTGCTACAGTAGCTCCTGCATACGGTAACAGTTTTCCGGAATTGCTTCAGTCCGAAACATCTGATGTTCGGTATGCAGCTTCTAAAGCTTTGGCCTTGTATACCATGTCGGTTGCTCTTCGCAGGTTGCCCCTCCAGCTTATACCTTATGCAGTTATCAGGGGATTTAATTCGGCAAATGGTATGGCAGACTCTCAACCGGCATCATTAGAGGATGCACAACGAATGTCTGCTATTCTCGAGGCTGATGCTGCTGATTGGCTGGAACGGATGAAACAGTTACGTGACGGTTCCTCAGAGGATGAAGTTCAATTGTTGCCGAACAATTCAAAAACAAATAAATTCTTTCGCACATGAATGTTATGCAAAGACCGGGCACTGTCGAGCTGGCTGCCGATATGCCCGAATACATCATTGATACAGACTCTACCATTACTTTTGAAGTACAGTTTTCCGGAAGTAAAATCTTGTCTGAAGAATATGTTCCGGACGCTGCCTATCAGGTACGCATACGTAAATTAGGGCGTTTCTGTGCAAAAGCCTTGTGGGGTATATGGCCTGAAGGTAATACCACCTATCAGCAACACCTGTCAGGTACATTTAGTTTTTTGATTAACGGAGAGAAGGATGCGGACACCTATGTGCTGTTTTCTCGGTTTACAACGAAAAAAAAGGCTGAATCTCCGGGAGTATTATCTGTCATCAGCGAGAAGGTTACTCGCCCGGGCGTGCCTGAATATGCCAGTTTCTTCCTCTCTTCCGGACAAGCAGTTAATGTAACGGTTACTGATATGTCTGGTTTGGTTACTGCTGAAACCTTGTACACGCATGTTGGCGAAAATATGGTATGCTCTCTTGATGTTTCTTACGACCGGATTAAGAAACTTTTTCCTGATACAGATTTTAATCATTATACGGTAGAAGACTTGATGTTTCATGTAGACCGTACAGCCTATGCTGAACGTTTCATCTTCCGTTTCCTGAACATGTTCGATGTTCCGGAAATTGTGTGTGCTGTCGGTTCGATGGTTCTGAAGGGGGCTGATGAAAGCGAAACTGGATTCATGTGGGGAGTAGAACGTAAATTTGTCGTGAATCCTTCTGATGAGTTCACAGTCAATTCCGGAGTGATATTCCGACAGTCTGATTACAGGTTGTGGCGTGACTTCTTGGGTGCGCAGCAGGCACAGATTTTAATAGATGGCTCCTGGTATGATATTATCATAACCAACCAGAGCTATGAACGTGATTTCCGGAAGAATATTCTCAAGGCCGTTGAATTCTCTTTCTGTTTCGCCGATCCTGATAATAATAGAATACTATGATAGATATTAAGAGCTTCCGTGAGTATATCAGTGAACTGGTGTACACTACTAATCAAGAATTGGAACACAAGATTGACAATATAATACTCGCTGTGAATGAATCGCATATGGTGAAAAAAATTCAGAGCAAATCGGGTATATCATTATGTGTGAGCTATCCTGATGCTCAGGCAATAGGTGAGTATGATAATGCAAGCGATTCACAGCAGGTTTTCCTCTTCGTTTGTCAGCGAGTCGCTCCTGGTCAACTTAACGATAACGAAGAGATTTTACTGTATAGCAACCTACAGAATATTATGCTGACATTGCGTGATGCTATCCGGCAATCTCATGACGAATGTGTTGATATAATACCTGAAGAGTCTTATAAGATTGAATGGGAATATCAGATATTCGGTGGGGTAAACGGACTTTCAATGGGACTTAAATTTAAGAATTATGACTAATCTGTACATTAATGGTGTTGCTGTTGTCCTGCCTTCCGGATTCTCTATATCCGTAAAGCAAGAAAACGCTTTTTTCACTAAAAACGGTGAATATACTTATGACATTGAGTTATCTCTTCAAGATCCTGTTAATGCCAGATTATATGGATTCCTTAACCGTCTGAATACAACCGAACGCCCCGAAACGAAACGGAAAGCTGTTCTGGTAGCTGATAATCGCGTATATCTTAACGGGACGGAAATCATTACTGGCTGGACAGATACAACTGTCAACATCCAGTTGGTTTCCGGAAACTCCGAATTGAATTACTTTGTCGGGTCCGATGAACTGATATCGACATTGGATATGCCCGTGACTGATCCTGTTGTTAATGGTTCGGTTTCGACTGATTATGTGAGTAAATCTTATCCGGAAGTTGACTATAATCTGATGATGACTTATGATAGCTTTAATCAGACGGATAAAAATATCTGGATTTTTAACATAGAACCTCAGGAAGGACGTCCATTTGCCGGACATATAACTCCCAAAGATGATATACAGCCTTATGATTATATCCCGCAACCTTATCTGTGTGCGTATATGCGTGAACTGCTGAAGGCATTAGGTTATGAGCTCGAGTATAATGCGATAGAAGATACACCGTGGAAATCCATGTACCTGGTACATGTTATTAATACTTATAAATGGAACGAGATGTTGCCAGGATGGACGGCTAAGGAGTTTCTCGAAAATGTAGAGAAATTATTTAATGGTACATTCCTGATCGATTTTAAAACCAGGAAAGTATCATTTTTACTCAATGTATCTTATTTGGCTAAGGTGCATCATGTACACTTGCAGAATGTCGTAGACAGTTACACAGTAGAGAGTGAGGATGAAGAAGAAGGTGATGCCATTAACTCTACTGTTCGATACAAGTTGCCGGAAACTGATTATTATAAGTTACGTTGCTTGCCGGACATTGTTAAGGAAAAGGCTAAAAGTAAAGTTGTTGAAGGGAATCTTTCTGAGTTTTTCTTGCACGAAGAGAATTATGTTACAGATACTATCTTTAATTATCAGGAAGTAAACCGGAAGGTTATCTATCTCTCTGGATCTGGAATTTGGACGGTCATTGAAATGGTTGATGAATTTGCTGCATTGGTGCGTGAGGAGTCTAAGTCGGAATTTGAGATTGAGCTTATTCCGGCAGAACTTGTTCAGAGGCAATTTTACCTGAAGAATGTTGATCCGGAAGAATCTTATTTTTCCGATTATTATATCCCTACAGCTTCTGCATCTGATAATCCCAGTGAAGAAGTTGAATTAGGTTCCATTCATGATATGGTAGCTAATCTTCAGGACAATGACGAAAGTAAGTCTAATATATACCTGGCTTTTTATACCGGATTGAATCCTGTGCAGATTGGTTATCTCGAGCCGAATTCTTATCCTTTAGCATTTACAGACAAGTTATTACCTTCAAAGAGTTGGCCGATTGACTTGCCCGCTGGAGGACCTACATTTAATCTGGCTGATATGGAAAGCTATTTCTATAGCAACTCCTACAAGATAGACCGGGAAAATCCGGTTAAAATTACCTGCTATGATGAAAATGTATATCCGGCAAGTTCAGTCTTTGAATTTTTTAACCGCCGTTTTCTGGCTAAGGAAATTGAATATACGATAGGCCCGAACGGACGTTCAGGTCCATGGACTGGTATCTTCTATCCAGCCGTGATACCTGATACCGAAGTCGAACAGAGATGGATTCTGGCCGATGGAAAGTGGAGAGATGGCGGTGTATGGCTGGATGATGGGAGATGGCTGGATAATTAATCATTAACACACACAAACACAAATATGAGTCTGAAAATTGATAGGGTGCAGCTGGAAATTGTTATCCAGCAGGATCAGGCACGGCAGAAGATGATTGAGCTCGAGGATAAGATGCGTTCGGCTAACCGCGAGCTGAAGAATGTGAAGAAGCAATTTGGAGAAAATTCGGCTGAGTATGCGAAACAGGTTGAAATCCTGAAGAAATTGCAGCAGGAGTATGATAATCTTTATGATGAGATTGGACTTACCAATCTCTCTTTGCGCGACCTGGGTAAACGCCAGAAGGATCTGAACGCAATACTTAGGCAGTTGAATCCGAACACGGAACTTTACAAACAATATTCCGAGCAGCTGAAGGAAGTTAATAACCGGATCAAGGAGCTGAGAGGAACGGCTAACGAAACGCGCTTCAGCTTGGCTAAATTGGCTGATGGTTTTAATCGATATGGAACGATTGCTGCCAGTATCATTGCAGGTCTGACTGGCGTTACACTCACCATGCGTAGCTGTGTGAATGAATACGCTGAAATGGAAGAAGCTCAGTCGCAAGTCGTCAAGTACACAGGATTGGCTAAGCAGGAAGTAGAAGAGCTTAACGAGGAATTCAAACGGATGGATACCCGTACAGCACGTACACGCCTAAATGAATTGGCTGGTGATGCCGGAAAATTGGGCATTACTACCAAGGATAGTGTGCTGGAGTTCGTCGAAGCAGCCGATATGATCAATGTCGCGTTGGGTGAGGATTTAGGCAAGGACGCTATCACTCAGATCGGCAAGTTAGCTGATATGTTTGGCGACGGCGACCGGTCGCTGAAAGAAAACATGTTGGCTGTAGGCTCGGCTGTTAACTCAGTTGCTCAAAATTCATCAGCTGCTGAACCTTATCTGGTTGAATTCACTGCACGTATGGGTGGTGTCGGCAAACAGGCTAACTTGGCGATTACGGATATCATGGGATTCGCATCAGCACTCGATCAGAATATGTTGCGCTCAGAAATGGCTTCTACAGCCCTTTCCGGTTTGATCCTAAAACTTTATCAGGAGCCGGCTAAATATGCGAAATTGGCTGGTTTGCAAGTCGAAGAATTTACACAACTGATGAGTAAGGATGCTAATGAGGCTGTACTTACCTTCCTCGAGGCGCTGAACCGTTTGGGCGGTATGGATAAATTGGCTCCTGTACTCGACCAGATGAGTCTTTCCGGAGCTGAAGCTGCAAGTGTTATCTCTGCATTAGCCGGTAATGTCGACAAAGTTCGTAAGGAACAGCAGGGAGCTAACCAGGCTTTCGTAGAAGGTACTTCTATTTATAACGAATTTTCCGTCCAGAACTCTACAGTGCAGGCCGAACTTGACAAGGCAAAAAAGAGTTTTTCTGATATCCGTGTAGAACTTGGAGAACAGTTGCTCCCAGTCATGAAGTACATGGTAACAACAGGATCACTCACTGTTAAAGGATTGAGTGCTGTCGTTTCTATTTTGATTGAAAACAAGAGAGTTATTGTTACTGCTACAGCAGCTGTTAGTGCCTACATTATTGTCGTTAAATCAGCTACATTGGCAACGAAAGCGTATGAAGTTGCAACCAAGGCTGCTACATGGGCAACCAACTTGTTTAGCAAGGCGACTAAAGCCAGCCCATGGGGACTGGTTATTTCTGGAGCAACAGCAGCTGCTACTTACTTCGCCTTTTTCCGTGATGAAACTGATAAGGCTACGGAGTCACAGAAAAATCTCAATGAGGCTCTGAACAAAAATGCTGAAGATATGGCTGCCTTACAGTCTGTACAAGATAGAGCTAAAAATTTAGATTCGCTGAATCAAAGGCAGCTTACCCAGCTGAAAGCTGATGCACAGGCTGAAGTCCAGGCTATTGAAGACAAACTTACTGCTGAAACGATTGCTTATCGCAAGTATTATGCTGAACAGAAAAAAATCATTGAAGATAGAACAGATATTGATCAGGCACAAAAATTAGCTTTATTGCGAGTCCTAGACAATAATACAGCCGAAAAAGCAGCTGAATTAGATAATTTGCTGAAGCAGAAAAATCAGTTAATAGAAATTATCAATAAGATACCTGAGAAAAAAAATATTTTTACGACTCCGGCTCTTGGTGATACTGACGATAAAGTTGATAAGGCTAAAAAGGAATATGAAACGCAATTAAAGGACTTGCGCACACAGCATGCTCTGGGACTGATTGAAGAAGAGAAGTACCAGGAACAACTGTATGCTTTAGAAGTTAAGTTCCTGGCTAAAAAAAGGGAATTGTATGCAGAAGCCAAGAGAGATGCATCCCTAATCGATCAGCAGATTCTGTCTGCAATGACAGTGGAAGCTAATCGTCAATATGCTAATAAACTGGCAAATCAGACTCCGACCAAACAGGAAGATGCTTCTTTTAATATTATTGAAGAAGAAACTCCGGAAGAAGATAATTATTTTATCGACAAGTACAAACAGAGTCTGGATGGGCAACTGGCTTTGCTGGAAGCCTTTCACGATGCTGGTATTATCTCTGAAATGGAGTATCAGGACCGCCTGACTGAAATCACGAAGCAAAAGGAAGAAGAACGTGCTCAGATCAGAGTGGCTGCATTAGATACATTTAATAAGTTGGCTGGCTCAGTATCACAACATATGTCTGCGATGCAAGACTATGAGATATCTAGGGTTGAAAGTCGGTATGATGCTCAGATCAAAGCTGCTCAGAAAGCTGGTAAAGATACTACTGAACTGGAAGAGCAAAAGGAAGAAGCAGTATGGGAAATTAAAAAGAAATATGCTGATAAACAATTTGCATTAAATGTATTAGATATCTTGGCTAATACAGCTGCGGCTATTATGGTTGCTTGGAAGGCTGGTCCATTTATAGGCCCGGTTCTAGGTGCAGCAGCAGCTATTCAAGGTGCTGCTCAATTAGTCGTTGCTCAGCAACAAAGAGAACAGGCTAAGGGATTATATTCCGGCGGATATTCTGATGATTACGTTCAGGGTTACACGGCTAAAGGAGATTCTCGAGATGTAGCCGGTGTTATCCCGGTACATAAGAATGAATTTGTTGCAAATCATGAAGGTGTGGCCAATCCTCATGTTAAGCAGTTCCTTGATGTCTTTGATATCGCTCAGAAAAATGGTACTATCGGTATGATTAATACTACTCAGATCTTACAACAGGTGCGTATGAGAAATGGTAAGTACAATGGTGGATATACCACTGACAGCGCTACCCAGGTTGAAAGTATCTCCGGAGCATCCTCTTATGACATTAAGGTACTCATACAGCTGATACTTTCTGAATTGCGTATCTCGAATAAGCATCTTAGTAATATTGCTACGAAGGAAATGACAGTGAGTGTCCGGACAATACGTGATGGTATTAAGAGGCTGGAAATGCTCGAGAAAAATGCTAGCCGGTAATGTCCTTTTTTTTATAGTGCATTACGGGTACTTTTGTCACACAAACACAAAATAATATATGCAAAACAAAAAGTTAACAATACAGCTTGCCATGGCTGCTTTCCTTACCGTTAGTGGCATGGCAATGCTGATAATGGGATTATGGACTCCTCCAGTAGGCGAGATACACAGCTCGGTGCTGATTGCTTATGGCGAGGTAAGCACTTTTGCCGGAAGCCTGTTCGGCATTGATTATACATATCGGTACAAACTGAAAAAAACATTTAATAATGGACAAAACAACGCTTAAAAAAATTATGCCGTTCGCTACGGATGAGAACATAGACAAGTTCTTACCGCACTTGAACGATACGATGGCGACCTTTGAAATTGATACGCCAATGCGTCAGGCTCATTTTCTGGCACAAATCGCACATGAAAGTGGATCTCTTCGCTATGTCCGCGAAATCGCTTCCGGAAAAGCCTATGAAGGACGTAAGGATCTGGGTAACCTTATGCCTGGTGACGGACCTAAATTTAAAGGGCGTGGACTTATACAGCTGACTGGTAGGATTAATTATTCAGCATTTAATGATTTTACAAAAAAGGAATATAATTTGCTGGAGCATCCGGAACGAGTCGAGCAACCAGACTTAGCGGCACTTGTAGCCGGATGGTTCTGGAACCGTAATAAGTTGAATGAACTGGCCGATCAGGATCAGCTGCTGAAAATTACCAAAAAAATTAACGGCGGATTCAATGGACTCGAAGATCGTACTGAGCATTTGGTAAGAGCTAAATCTGTCTTATTAAGGGGAAAATGAAAAAATTAGATTCAAGTGATATTCTTCTTTTGTTGTGTATTGGGTTTTTATTGGTTGTTCTGTTAGGTTTGACACTCCAGTCGTGCCGGTCGGTACGACTGGATAAGTCAAATCAGACAACATCTCGAACTGATGAAAGCCATAAAAATATGCAAATTGACGATCATGTGTCGTTATCTGAATTGGCTCAATCTTGGATAGACGATAAACGTATCATTATACGCGACTATACAGTTGTGATTGATTCTTCAGGTAATACGATCCCGGTGCTTGAAAAAGAAACCGAAATCTCGCACAATAAGACTTATCAGCGTGACAGTTCCTCGGTTAATTTTAATAACAATACGACGATTGATGATCATTCTAGTAGTAATATAACCGAAGAGAATGAGATGAAATCGGTTGATAAGGAACCGCTATTCAGTTTCTCTAATTATTCACTTATAATATCGTTTGCTTTACTGGTGTTCTTGATATATTATTCTTACAGAAGGTTTTCTAGTTAGTTTTTCTTTTTTCTTCATACACTGCTTGCCTGTGAAGGTAGGCAGTTTTTTTATGTCCTTTTTTCAGCTTTCTGATGAAACTATTTTTGCGTTATGAAAATATATGAGGCAATTAAAGAGATGCATGAGCTGACCAGGGCTGGCAAGACTTTCTCCTTCAGCTTTATGTCGTATTCCTATGATAAGGATAAATCGCATGGTCCGGTAACGGTACTGCATGCACAGCTGCTCCCTTCTAATCGGAAGGAACGTAACAGATTCTCTGATTATATGCTTCGATTCAGAGATATGGATACCTATGACGAAAAAATGTGCTGGCAACCATTGTTGCTGGAATTTAACGGACAACAATTAGAATTGACATGACAGATAATACACCGACACAAAATAAAACACCGGAGTTAAATACGGATTTTGAAAATATAGTGCCCTGGAACGGTGCTAATGATTTTGGCCGTGATGTCCGATTGAAATGGGAGCGTAATTTTGAGAAGATTAAAATTAACTTTCTTGAGCTTATTACAGCTTTATCTGAAATTGGATTTGATCTGGATAACTTTATCAGGAAAGATAGACCTGATGGGACAAGTTTCTTACTGTCTTTTGGTGAATTTATTGATTCCCTTATTACAGGCAAAGGCGCGGGCATATATCCTGATGGGCGTGGACAATTCGAAAGACTTGAAGTGCGCAGCTCTATGGTTGTGAAGGAACTTATCTACAATCGTTGGTTTGCTCAAGAAGGAAACGTCACTTATTCTGAGGCTGGTACTATCGAACGGATTGAACTTCTCGAAGACGGCACGTATGATCTGTATCTTCGTCGCCGCTGGGACAATGATATCACAGCTTTCAAAGAGCAGGACGTAAGTTATGGCTCAGTGAATAACCTGAATACAGCAGGAGAATATTATGATAGCTGGTTCCGTGTCCTCAGTGTCATGCAGGCTGAGAATAAGATTAACGTGGTTCTTTATCCTGATGAAGAGGTGCCGGGTGGTAAGAACTATCCTCCTGCTTCCGGCATGGTAATTACCCGTCGAGGAAATGCAGTTGATGAAGAACGGCAGGGATTCTGGTATATATCCAGCTATGAAGGCTGTATCTGCATGCTTGACGGTGTCACGAAACCTATACTCGAGGAATCTAATTACAGCATCATTATCGGAAAACTGAAGAGGTTGGAACTGTTCGATAACCTCCCTATCAATTACCGGCATAGCTATGTATATTGCCGTGGTATAGCCATTCAGGACTTGATGCGAATTAACTATCAGGGAGTGGTTGTCGTGCAGCTTAACGACCGTGGATTCTGGTCATTGGAGGTAGCTCAAAGTGATAATCCTTATACTGCTGGCAAAGAAACGGTTGATACAGTATGGCATTACGGATGTCGTTGGAAATGCCTTGTCACTGGTACGACGGACGAACCTCGATATGCCAGCACCGGCTGGGCGATGTGTGAAGGAAATCCGAATTTCACAATAGACATTGAAAGCGAAAACGGTTGGGCTTTCGATGCTTCTCAGCTTCAGGAAGGTGTAGTATTTACTACTTTAGCTGTAACCGGACAGCTTTACAACCGTGATGTGACTGAACACATACTCGATACGGATGTAAGCTGGACACGAGATACGGGCAACGTGAGTGAGGATAACGCCTGGGCTATCAAGAGAGCTGATGCGGGAAAGACTCTTACATTGACGGTCGATGATTTGGGCATTGACTTTACTCGTAAAGGAGTGTGCTCTTTTAAAGCAACAGCTTTGCTCCGTGACGGTCAGCAGACAGAAATAGCAGAACAAACAATAACATTCTAATATGGGAATAAAGAGCGAAACAAAAAGAATGGATGTAAACTATACTCCATTAAAAACAAGTGGGGGTATAGAAGTAATTGGAAGCGTTCCGGAACGACAGACTTATAGTGCTAATACAAATGAGTATACTCCTGATTACTCATTGACACCCTTAGTCCTGTTCCCGAGGTGTAACGCAACAGATCCGGATTCGTTTATTAATAGCGGTTCAGTGAACGCCTCTCTAACTAATATGAAGTGGTATGAGGTTATTGGGACACAACGAACATTGATAGGTTCAGATAATGTCGGCTATGAAATAACGACAGAAGGGGATCAGAAAGGTCAGATTAAGGTTAAACGTAATTCTTCTGTGGCAACTCCTCTATCTTTAGAATTTTATGCTGAATATGCAGATACTCGTACCAATCAGATATTAGTATTCAGATTCTCTAAAGTAATTCCTGTAAGTGACGTAACAGTTCCAGTCCCTGTTTTTAAAATAGATAGTCCTGCTACTGTTATATGGAATCCGTTGCGCAATCCCTTATCTCGTAAGATTACAGCATTGGTGTTTCTTGAAGGCAATGAAATTTCATCTGATAAACAGAAATGTAAATTCTTTTGGTATCGTAAAACTGATAGTGGTGGCTTGGAGGCTATAACTGATGGCAACGGTGACAATGACTGGGAAGTTGAAGCAATAGACCATAATACTCTTACGATAAATCAGGATTATATTGGGGAAGAGCAGACTTATGTATGTAAGTTAGGGTATTCAGCTGACGGAGTACCTGAGCAGCCTAATGATGATATACCTGAAGTGACAACTACTATCCGTCGTCGTATACCTGAAGTCGAGGTAAACTGGAAGGGTGCACCTACTTATGTAGCCGGAGGAACGGAAACGTTAAAGCTGGAAGCGTTTGTCACTGACGGAATGGGTGTTGTTCCTGATCCAGAAGAATGGCTAAGATTTGTATGGAATGCAAAATCGCCCTATTCTCAGAGTTACAGCAAGCAGGCTGAGGGTATCAAACCTACGATTACATTCATTCCCGGCATGATGCTGCAAGTTGAGGTCGAGGATCGTGGCCCGCAAGCTATACTTGTAGATGATACGGACGGCTCCGTTTTGCAGGACGCTGACGGCAATGTACTTTTTGACAGAATAAACAATTAAAAAATTATACGACTATGGCTTTTTATGTGAAAGTAACAAAACAGGTAGCAGATAAGATGGGGCTTACATCTATCCGTAACATGACGGCAGACGGGAATGTGCTGTTGTGGCAGTCTGATTTAAATTGCATCGAAGGTGATACGATATTTGATCGAGCAGCTCGTGTGGGCGGTGTGGCATTGACTCCTCAGTCGGCCCGCTTGGAAACAGATGGTATAGAGAATCCGGCAGAAGTGACTACTCCGGATGAATATCGGGATGACGAACCGACAATTTTGCCTGAGTACCCAGATACACCTACAGCTCTTAACGAGGAAGGAGGCAGCAATGAGTGAGGCTAGTTCAGTACGGCAGGTTGTGTTCTTACGAAAAGGTAGTGTATACATGCCTTTCCTGCAATCTAACATGGGAGACTTGTACCAGGAATATCAGGGTACAGCTAGTAGCCCGACAAATATATCTCCAGACTTTTCTACATTAACGCCTATGCTAAGTTATATTATTACATCTTCGCTCGTTGCGATCGGGTTGGTTGTTCCAAATTCCGTAAAATGGTATTTCAATGATACGGAATTGACATTCGGTAGCGACAAGGTTTCAACGAATAACTTTAACGGGGAAACCGGACACTTTCAAAGTGTGCCGTATTCGGCTGGTGTACAAAATTATTTTGCGTTAAAGATTAAAAAAAATCTGGTTAAAGCTGCCGGTGGTGTGTCATGTAATATCAAGGCTGAAGCCACGATTGCAGTAGGTAATACCTCCGACAAGGTGCAGGCTGTATATAACATACCGATAACGGTTGGAGTAGGTAACAGTAAGCGTGTTACCATTATGGCCGGAGATAACAAGTTCTTTACTCTCACTGATAAAGGAGATTCTTGTGTCCTTAAGGCGGTAGCGTGGATTGGGAGCGACCAGTTAAACGCAGGACAGACTTATAAATGGTACACATTACAGTCTGGATCATGGGTTCTATTGGACGGACAGACACAGCAAACATTAACCGTCACAAATGATATGGTTGATACTACCGGACAGTTCAAGGTAGAAGTATTCCAGGATGGTTTTTTAATTGGCATGGACGTACAGACGGTAATAGATGCCAGTGATCCGTTCGATATCCTACCAAATCCCAATCCGGAAAATGAAACTATCGAACAGGGTTCCGGTGGCTCTGTTACCTATACACCGATTTTAGTAAAGCGTGGCAGCACAACTAAATTCAAGGACATGAAGTTCTTCTTTGTGTTCACGGATTCAGCAGGTAATATTCTTAATCCTGACACGGCTAAGGTTGCATCTTATACAGGTACGGTAACAGAGGCTATGTGTGAGCAGGCTTCAGGTAATGTTGCAGTAGTAATAACAACAGAAGAATAATATTATGATTGCAGAAAAAAGAACAGAGGTTAATTATCGTGTTAAGCCAGTGACCAGGCTTCCTTATCCGGCTGGTATATATTCTTCTACTATGAGATATACGTGTTCGGCTAATGTGGCTCCTTATGTCGTATTCCAGCCTAATACATCACAGGATGCGGTCAGGTACGTAATGAACAAGGTCGGAACATGGCTGGGGACTGAGCAGGGCATGACACCGGCAGAAGATTATGCCAAGAACGGGGAAAATGCTACGTGGCTCCCGTTTGAACACTTCAATGCGATTGAGATTGAACTTGCCCTGATCCAATTCGCTAAAATCGGACAGGCCATATTCTATGACCAGTACACGATATCGGAATATGGGAAAGATACCAATAACGATGATGTAACCAATTATAAGGATTTCAATGCGGCCGATCCGATGAATCCGGAAAATGCTTTTCGCCCGAATATTTGTTTGAATTGGAAAACAGGGGAAGCTTTTTTCTGGAGGTCAAATATGTTTGCTTCTCGTTCTGTGGGAGTAGGTTCTGTGGAGTTAGGAACAAGTCAGGTAGCAATTCCGCTTACGTCTAATTTCGTAGCACTTACAGGAGAATGGAGAGGTAGTCCTCAATGGGGGCGTGTGCTTGCCTATGTTCCCGAAGACAGGGATTCGTGTTTGCCTAACTGGGACTATATGGAATTTACAATACAGAACGCTTCCAACGGACCCGCTATCCTTAATATAGGAGCTCTTGGAGATATATGGGTAGGCGGTGAGAAGTATGTTATCAATACAATCACGATTGGTAAGCTCAGGCATGTTAATCTTATGTTTAAAGTAATCCGGTATGCGTGTGGGATAATAGATGGTATACGTTGTCAGGCTGGGATATTCTATGTAAAGAATGTTCATGATTTTGACATATCAAGATTTTACGACCAAACAACTCTTACGACTAAAGCCAATTTAACTTCAAAATCAATTTCGTTTAACGCTTAATCAAATTATTATGATACAGAAAAAATCTTTAAAAGACGCGATACAAAATCCAGAGATAATATCAGTTGTGGGAGAACTGCTGAAAATAAATTCCTATTTCAAAGCATCTGCAAGAATAAAACCTTCAGAAATTGATAATGTCAGATATAACGGTGCTTACTGGGTTGATGAATCTGAAGATATTCCATCAATAAAAAATACATGTTTATTGGTATTCAATAGTAGTTATAATAACACGATTCAATTCATTGCCAGTTATTCAGGGGCAACATTAAAATATCGAATAAAATGGGTATCCAATGATTGGACACCATGGAAAGAACTTTTATAAGAGGCTATATTATGTAGCCTCTTGCTTTTGAGGTTCAAAAGAAGTATCTAGTGTAAAATAATTAATACCGACTTTTTTTATCTCTTCTGAAAGGCTAATAATACAAGCAACGCCATCAATAATTTTTATTTCATAGACAGAAGGACGTAAAGAGCCACATATTACATTATATTTATTATTACCTGAATTTCCGGTAATCGCTATAATACACGGATAACCGCCGTCTTTGAAGAAGATAAATGTGTCTGCATTGCTAGAACCTATTTTGTAGCCATCGCCATTTCCGTTAAACGTTAAAGTATAGTTCTTAACGAAAGATCCAGCAGGCATAAGACCGTTTTTGTACCTGTCAACCGTTCCTATCAGTTCTCCCACAACTGCTGCTAAGTCCTCTTTGCTGATACGAATTGAGTTACCATTTGCATCTAGGGCACGTACCCATTTGCAATCGCTTTGCTGCGTCAATGCGCTTTCTTGTTTGTCTGCCATAATCGTTATAATTTGATGTTAATAATTATACTACTTTTTGTGCTATCGAAGGAACTTGTGCCAAATCATATACAAGCACACCACCATTCTGTATAGCTAAATAAATTATACCATTTTCAAGATAATATTTATCTTTTTCAATACTAGTTTCTCCTTTAACGTATGGATAAGGATTTTCAAGACTTCCGTCAGGTTCGGTAGGTTGTGGCTCAGTTGGCTCTTCTGTTTCACTATCATTTACTAACTCAACGAAACCTCCGCTAACTAAGTCTGCAAGATTCTCATACGCCATACCCATGCCGCTATTCCTTATGCAGAGATATAGAATATCTTTGTCTATGTAATACAGTCCTTCGAACAGTTCCATGTTATATTTCCACGTAATCGGATCGTCAATAGAACCGCTTGCTTCAATTTGCACAACTTTGTATAGACTTTCTGTGCCGCTATCAGGTTTCCATTCTTCAGAAAACGTATGTGGCTTTATAACCTCATACAGCAGCTCACCGTATTGAAAGCGAAAGCCTATGTTTGCTTCTTGTCCTACCAGGTCAGTCCACAATGGGAAATATGCTTTCATTTCCAAAGCCTGTTCTACTGTAAAAAAAGATTCATTAATTCTGCTTGAAATAGTTTCTCTCAGAGTAGAACCTTTTTCAGATAGTTATAATCTACTTCTTCCGGCTCGTAGATGCTGTTTTCCGCCTCCATCTGAGCTTTGTCCGATTCGGGAATTTCCTTCCATGATGTAGCCTCCTGAATGGATGATACCAAAACTGTTTTTTCAAAACGTCTTTCTTTAAATGCTACATCCTCACTCTGAGTAAGGAGGCAGCCGTTTCCTGCTTGTATAATCATGAAAATAAATATTTAACCCATTCAAAATACCCACTGTTCTCAAGGTATGTTTCGTTATTCTGATTGCTGTATGCTTCACGTTCAAAGCTGATGTTCCTATATGCTTTGCTACCATAGAAGCAGAGCTTTATTAACCATTCTACAACATACCATATATAGAAAGAGAAGAAAGAAAGTAAATACCACCATTCAGAAATATCATATAGAACTTGAGCAGCCCATATAAATACCCATGAACCAATAAACATTTCTATCCACTGCCGGGCATGGGTGCATTCATGATTTCTCTTACATTGAGGCATGTCATTCTTACTGTTATACTTTGTACATACCCATGCTGCTAATGTGATAGTATCGTATTTTGCCAAAAGAAAAGTACGAGCTATCCAACTGTTATAGAAAATCTTCTTCATATTACATTATTTTAAAAATTTTATGTCGCCATGAAATTATTTCTGTCGGACTGCTGGTTATGCTAACCAGGTCAGCACTTATATCACAAGTTAAAAAAACTCCATATCCAGGTTTTATTATTATAGATCCGACTGAGCTATCTGGGTCATTGTTGAAAAAGACTCCTGAAACTCTAAACTCGGAACTGGTTGCATTGTAGATTGTAATATGTTCGCCTAACAGACCTCTTACATCACCATCAAAAAACAAATCACGTCCACTTATTCTCTGTGGTAAATATATTATAGCATCGGGGTTTTCTTCAAGGTATATAAGGTTACCAGCACTATACAAATCAATACAGTAATTGCCAGCTGTATTTTGCTTAATATATTCACTTATATTAGATGATGTTATGGTAACCATCTTCTTCTGTATGAATCCTTTAAATATACCTTCTTCAGCCGTAAACCTTCCTGTCTCATCCACTTTATAAGGCGCATTATCCGGCGTTTCCGATCCAGCCCAGAACCTTACCTTTTCTCCCTCATCCGAACCGCTCAGCCCTGCAGTGACGGTTCCGTCTGATTTCTGTATAGTCAGCTGGTTCCCGGAAAGGAATTTAATCTTCGCATTCTTGGCCACAATGAGCGAGGTGAAGATGGCTCCGACGTTAGCTCCGAACTTCTCCCAGTAACTCGTATTCGTATATGTAATACTTTCCGATGAAACATGTGTTTTCAGGCATTTATATGCGTCCCATCCCGTTTCCGTTGCTTCATTGGCTACGAGTACTACATCTATATATCGAACGTCCAGACTCCCGTCGGTAATGTTACTGTCATTCCGGTATTCAGTGCCGATAGCCCACTCCGAATCACGAATTATACAGCCATCAAGACCCTGCCTGCCTTGTGCGCCAGTTTCTCCAGTTTCACCTTTTTCTCCCTGGTCGCCTTTATCTCCCTTGTCACCCTGATCGCCTTTTTCGGCAAGAACATCGTATTCAGACGTGTTAATTTCACCAGTAAGAAGATAACCGGATTCTGTTTTCAGGCGATTGCCTTGCGCATCTTTCAGCGTCCACATAGGCGGATTACTAGTCGCGTTTTTAGCCACGTAAGAACTACCACCCATTGTAACAACCCCCATTTTGGGAACAACCATACCATCGTACCATTGCCCCATCTGGGTATAGCCATCGCCCTTATCACCTTTATCTCCCTTAATCTTAGCCCACTTGTAATCTGATGGTTTATTGCTGTCTGCCGAATTTGTATCGACATACTGACCGATGTAATCACCTGCATCTTCACCGTTGTTACTTGTAAATGTATTACCTCCATCGTTAGAATATTTAATATGCAGATAATAAGTCTTGCCGTCAACACCATTATAACCAGGTATTCCCTGATCGCCCTTTTCTCCTTGTAGTCCTTTAAATCTTGCCCAGGCATATTTTGTGTAGTCATCGCTGTCTGCCTGTTCAAAGTCGACATAAGTACCTATATAGGTCGAAGGTGTTTCCGTCATCGGATTGCCATCAGGATTTTCTGAGTACTTAAGATGGAAATAAGAAGTCTTACCGTCAGCTCCCTTTTCACCCGGAATACCCTGCTCACCTTTTTCTCCCTGCAAGCCATCAAGCCCTTTCTGTCCCTGTTCTCCTTTCTCGGCTAGTATGTCATATTCAGCTGTATTAATTTCTCCGGTAAGAAGATAACCGGATTCACTTTTCAGGCGATTGCCGGCATTATCTTTTAATGTCCATATAGGCGGATTGCTGGTCGCAACTTTAGCAGCAAAAGAACTTCCACCCATAGTTACTACACCCAGTTTAGGTACAACTAATCCATCATACCACGGACCAAGCAAAGTAAAGCCTTCTCCCTGATTGCCTTGACTACCCTTATCTACCTGAAGCAGCCAGTCCGGGTTTCCTTCCGACGGGGTCGCCGTTGTGCCGTTTTCAGCTACACACAGCCAGATGCGCCCGTCGTAGCTGAAGCGATCGTAGAAATCGGCATGATTGTCTTCAGGAGGCCACGCACCACGATCATTCGCTGTAATGACGGGCGTACCATCAGGTTTTATCTGAGTAACGGTCCCAGTGAAGTAAACGGAGTTGGTGTACTCGGAATAACCTTCCATATTCAGACCAAAGACGTTCAGGTTACTCAGATCACCCGACTGCTTTGCAATGTTTGCAACACCAATTTCCCAAGTGTTCTGTTTCCATAGATGGCGTGTATAGGTACGCGTTTCATAAACCGATGTCTGGCGATCTTCACGTGTAAAGCTTCCGTAAGCTACGAAGTTCATCTGCGAAAACGGATCGAAAGAATATTTCCAGTGTTCGGACACAGGTCGAATCTGATACTTAAATTGTTCATTCCGACTTCCAATTACTTCTGTGATAGTAAAGTATACGGTGCAGAATCCGGCAAACGTCCGGTTTCCGCGGCTGTCATCCGTATCTTCAGTGGCATTGTCAGAAGATGTAAGAGAATGGAATATACCCATACAGATGTCACCAACAGCTACAGCCCCGATTTCTCCCTCTTCCAGTTTCAATGTACATATCTTTGATTCCGTGTCTACTGATTCTATAATACCGGCTCCCGGTGCACGCCATTTGTCACCCACCTTTACATCTACACGGTTGTATCTAAATTCCGGTGTTTCAATGAATCTTCTTGATGTAAGAGATTCTACTTCGGCATTTCCGTTTTCGTCTATTTTTGCGCCATAACCAGTAAGTCCAGATGCAAATCCATCCTTGCCAAATATAGCTCCAGCACGAAATATGACAGCTTGTAAGAAGGTAAGGATCCCGATTACAGTATCATTGAACTTCTTTGAAATAAATTCTGCACGTGAACGGAGTGCAGAGAATACATTATAGTCCGATGGTGTCTTTGAGTCTGATGTCTTCAATACATCAATCTGTTTCTGTTCTGCTTGTTTGGCCACCTCATACCTTAATGAATCCAAAGAGTTATCTACAGAAGATTTCCACCCTGTACCCACCTCATCGGAGCAGGTAATCGTAGCCTGGCACAAATCATTCAGCTTGCGCTGCACCTTGGTAATACGTGTATCCTTATATCCTCCGGTGGATCCGAAATACTGTTCTGACAGTAGACGCACGTTCCATCCGATACGGAGCGTAGTATTATTCTTTTCAATATAATTTCGGTCAGTAGTTCCGGTGTATTTGTTCGGGTCAAAGCTATAAGTATTCAGAAAATCATCTACTGCCAGCTTGTATTCCTGTTCCGCTGCAGTGATGTATTCCTGCGGCATGGCGAAGTTCCAGGGAATATACTGGTCGCCCGGCTGCGGGATAATTGCACCGCCCGGAATCTGAGTCGTATCATCTGGATACACGTTGATGATTTCCCACTCCCGTGTGTCTTCATGCCATGCGGCCTGAAAGGAGCCGTCTGTTCCACGCCCTGCCAGCTCGCCTGTCTGAAATTTCAACATGTAGTCCAGATCCGGAATCTCGTAGTCTTTCGGATTCCAGTTCATACCGTTGTCCTTGAAATAATATACGGTGTACTTCCGTCCTTCCTCATTCTCTTTTTCTTCTGAGCGCACAGAGGAAATTGTACCAATGTATTTTGGGAATATCTCTGAGAAGGCTGTTTCTTCCGTTTCTTCCTTCACTCCGTACAGGTCGACGTTCTTGTCTACATATATAGATCTATCAGGAAGTTGCAGACGGGAATACCCGTACTTTGTCGCATCAATATTGCGTGTACTGCCCAGCGGGAACAGACGGGTAAAGAACTTCACTTCTCCGTTATCTTCCTGTGCCAGGTTGGTAAGTCCCTGAAGATATCCCAGTTCTACCATTTCGCCGCGTTCAGCCTTACAGAGATTTATCACATAACCGTCCGCCCACATTTCCGTTTCGAATGTGGCGGCGATGCCGTTGCTACCGAAAGCCGCATTCCAGCACTTTACATTCCGGTAGTCAATAGTCTTATTATCGGCTACAATTACTGTTCCGATGCTCCACAGATTTCCACCGGCACGGCGGTTCATGTTGTCAATCCACAATTGCAGGTGTTCGCGCGGACCATCGTCGTAACTGAATTCAGAAGTAGTTCCTCCTTCCTGGAACAGCATCAGCGTGTCTTCAGCATCGTGTATCGGAGCATAGAATTTCACGCTGTATTCGTAAGTCTGTGTGTTCTTTTGTTTCGGACGATAACGGGATTTTACTTTATAACGCACGCTTTCCAGTTCGATGTAGTCATCCACATCCAGCGGAATGTATTCCGTGTGTGTGAACGACGCAGATACGCTGCATTCTCCACCTATTTCTTCCGTGACAGAAGAAGAAGTGTTCGGGCTGGCTGTCAGTCGAAGGTTATTTGCTTTATCGTATATTTTCAGTTCCATTTTATCGTCATTTAATCTGTGTTTAATCGATTCCTAAACGGATGGCTGCGGCTCCAGAAACTTTACGGAGAACAGCACATAGAAACGGTTGCCTTCGTAGCTTTCGTACCAGTCCGGTTCTGCCGGCATATCCTGATAGATCATATTGTAGGTTCGGTAATTCTTTACAGCGATGGCAAGCATTCCGGACGTAATCAGCGTCATCATACGCTGGTATTTCTCCAGTCGGTCGGCTGCGGAGTTTCCGCGAAGCCAGAACTGCAAGGTACGTTCGATGCTGTTCAGCTTCACGTCCGGATTCTGAGGAAGCTCCACTCCGTTCCGTTCCCGGAAATCTACTGTGGTAATGTCCTTCGCCTTGGGCATACGGAGCAAAGCGTCCATGTTCACGTGACCTCCCGCTTCCGTTTCTCCAAGGAACGCACCGTATTCCGTCCATACGTCTGTTTCGTTGATTGTAAGGTATCCTGTCAAGTCCATATTATTTCAACTGTATTCCGTTCAACTTCAAGTCTTCCATCAAGTCATATATCAGCACAATGTATGCCGTATGAGATGCTATGGTTGCGAGCGTCTGGCTATCCAGCTTCTGTGTGTTACGGATTTCCTGTACGAATTTGTCTGTATTGGCCAGATGCGTCTGCATGTTTCTTCCTATTGCCTCAAAGGTAGATATGCTGTCCTGGCTCATGGTAGTCAGCGCACCGCTGCTGGGCGACTGGCTACTACCGGAGGATGAGCTTTCCCAGCCGAAACTGTTCATAATCTGCTCCCGTTCTGCCAACATATCGTTTATTATATTCTGATAATCTTGTCTGAGCTTATTTACTTCATCAGTAGTTAAACCGCCATCCGCTTTTTCGGTCCAATCTTTGTATAAAGCTTCAATCTTTGACTTGTATTTGTTTGCAATAAGTGATGAGAATACTGCATTCTGCAAATACTTTTCAAAGTTGTCAGCAAAATCCTGGTTGGTAGAATCCAGATCATTCAGCATATCTACAAAGCTGTTTTGGAAGCTGCTGAAATCAACACCCGTCATCACTTCATTCATTTTTTCACCCAAATCATCAATCTGGTCATCACAAGCGATAATCTGTTCCAAGGCATTACGAAATTCAGAATCCAGTCCAGCCCAAAATGCCCACATATTATCACGGACATTACGTAACTGATCAGCTGACGCTCCCAACAAAGCGTTCGTTATATCATTATAATTGCCATTCTGATTGACATACTTATATAATTCTGTGGCATATCCACCCAAATCCCTGTTTTGCCGATATGCGATGGTATGAGAGCCTAAACTGCTACCGGCAGATTTACGTGATTCAGCAAGAGCATATGCCTGTTGCATTTTCTGATTCAGCAGGTTAACTGATTCTTGATAAGCTTTTTCCGCTTCTTCTCCATAACTGATATCAATATATTGTTGTTTCTTGTCTATCAACTCATCCCAAATGCCCGAAAGTGTTTCATATTGAGATTTCATTTGTTCATAGCCTGAATAATCTGCACCATAAAAAATACCTCCAAGTCCTTTTACTCCAAAAAAACTTCCAATTGTATCCCACATATGTCCGGCCAAATTGGCTACATTCTCCAATATCCCGCCAACAAAGCCAGATATTCCCTGATTCCCCAACTGCTCTAAAACTCCGATAATAGAACCTACTATACCACCTATTTTCGAATCGGCATCGGAAAACGCATCTATCAATGTCCCGATAGAACTTCCTAGTTGGGAGAGGTCACTTCCTGCTTCGCTAAGTCGAATCATACTGTCTGTAACTTTAGAGAATCTTTGTCCAGCCTGATCAGCGGCCGCGTTAACATTAGCCTGAGCGTTGATGACATTAGCCTGAGCCTGATTTCTTTTCTTCAAAGCCGCTTCTTTCTCTGCTTCTGTCCCCAAAATAAGGGATTTATTGTATTCCGACTGCGCCTTTTCCAACTCATTCTGTGCCTCTGCCAATATCTGTAACTGTTCCGGCAAATTTCCAAGCAATCCGCCTTTCTCAATTATATTCTGCTGGATTTCATTTAAGGCTTCATCCAAGACCTTACGCTCATCAATCGCCATATTTTTATATTCCGGCGACTGGCGGAATTGTTCCAGCTGCGCGCGTAATTTCTGCAACTCTTGTTTCGCTGCCTTGTCAAGATTTCCAAAAATCAATTCCCAATTGATACTTTCCTTAAACTCCTCAAAATCTACGGCAGCAACAGCTTCTTTCCCTTTTTCTTTTAAAAGTTTCTTTTCGGCTTCAGTCTGCGCCAAGGCTATTTTTTTTGTATACTCCAAAGCTACAGCTTCTCTTTTTTCCTGCCAGGTTCCATATTGTTTGTTATATTCTATTTCAGCGTCCAGTGTTTTGTCAAGATATTCTTTATTGATCTGATATATCTTTTCCGCTAATATTTTTTCCGCTAAAAGCCTTTGTTCGTTCGCTTCTGCTTTCACGTCATCATACTGGCTCTGCGGGATGTTGTCACCTTGCTTTCGTGCCTTATCCATTTTGGCAATCGTGTCCTGTTCCTGCTTGTCAATATCAGCTAGCTGTTCATCATACTCCTGTTTAGCCAGTGCCTTGCGCTTGGCAATACCTTCCTGCATGATTTGCAGACGCAGTTTCTCTGTGGTTTGTTGTGCTTTTACACGTGCATCCGCCAGCTGGGAAGCATAATCGGTTTTTTCTTTTTTATTTGTATTATCTCCTCCATCTGACTCGAAAAGAAGGTCTTCTATGTTTACCTGATCTTCCAAGCTTTTATTAAACTTGGTCAAATCATATATTTTCTTTCTCCATTCAGTAATCTTTTCTTCGCTCTGATTGAAGAATCTGTCATAATCTCGGTTTACAGCATCAATTACATCATTGCTTACAGGAAGGAATGTTCTATTTTGTCCTTCCTTCAACTTGCCTACAGCCTCCGTCTTTTTAACCTCGTTAAGTTCTTGTTTTTTGTATTCTTCCGTTATTTTTGATTCAAGATCCAGTATTTCCTTACTGTTCTTAATCAGTGTCTCTTTTGCAGCTTGCGCTTTTGCTGAAGCCATAATAGCTGTGGCAAGTTCATTGTATTTGTCAGCAGCTTTTCCCACTAACACCTCTTCATCACTAAGATTCTTGAAGTATTGAGGAAATTCTTTTTTCAGCTCCTTTACTGCTGATATGCGTTCATTCATACCTTTGGAACTGTCTACAGCAGCCTGATATAGTAGGTTCAGTTGCACAATCTCTTCCTGTGCTGCCTGCTGAGAATCAAGCATGGCCTTTTTATAATTTTCCAAAGCCTCTTTATTGTTGTCAATAGCTTTTTTCCCGTTGATAAGCTCTTTTACCCAGTTCGCAATATCCTTTGCAAACACAATACCCAGCGAAATGGCTGCTACCAGTGCTGTCTGCCATGAGAATACAGCACCAGCCAACTGTTTCCATACCGGCACACACTTTTGTCCGGATGCGGCCAGAAGTTCGTTCTGCTTGCGCACATCGGCAATGGCATCTGCCAGCATAGGAAGGTTGTTGGAGATAGCGAGGATAAACATCTGCGGACCCATGGCAAGCGAAGGAAGCTCCCTTGCCACCTGACTGAATTGCATCTTCAGGTTGTTGGTTTTTCGCGTAACGGCTTCCGTGTCGATGTCGATAGAAGGTGTCTTGGCTGTTTCCTCTTTTGTTTTCTGCAAGTCTTTCAGACCGGCCTTCAATCCATTAATCTGGCCCGTCAAAGCCTGCACGTTTGCAGCTTCCTGAGTGTAGTTTTTTCCGGCCTGCTTGTTCGCTTCAAGCTGTTTAATCTGCTCGGCACGTACCAGTTTCAATGCGTCAATCAGTTTCTGAGTCTGATTTTCCACATCATCCACATTCTTGCCCACGCTCTGTAGTCCGGCCTTGGTCAAGTCTTTCATGAATATTTCCAGTTCAACGGGTACTGCCATGATTCCAATTTATAATGATGAATAATCAGTCCTTTACCGCATAATTGGTAAAGAACTCCATCGGGTTCATTCCCTTTGTCTGATTGGTGTTTTCTGTTGTTTGTGTGCGACTGTTCCTTTGTTTTTCACGTTCCTCCATTTCACGGATCTGTTGCATCATATCCGGCTTCTGCGGAGGAACCC